CCGCCCGACGCTAACGTAAGTGATGGCACTATGCGTAGTCGGGGAAGCCCCTGTTTTCAAACAGGGGAGTAGTCACATGCCGTTTTGTTTTAATCTGTTTAAGACCGCTGTATGCGAGACTGAAAATTGTCGGGCTATTTCTGTAGAGGATTTACCATCCATGTACAATTTACATATTCTTAAAATATCTTCCGTTGATAGTTTCGGACGCGCCGCCATATATCTCCTTATTCGCTCTTGATTGCGTGCTGTGTGAAATGCTACATTCATATATTAACACGAATGGGTAAAATGTCAAACTTAAATTGGAGGCGCGCTTTCCTCCCCTGTTTGAAAACAGGGGTTTCCAGCGCGAAGATTCTATGAAAATAGGCGCAACGAAACTAGACCAGTTCACCGAAGAAGATTACGATACTATTAAGGCCGCGAAGCTGGAAGCCCTGAATGTGTTAGCGAAGTTGCCATTCCCGCAGGGCTATTTCATTCTTGGGCAGGTAGCACCGCTACTGGATAAATATAAGAAATATGTTGCCGGATGTGTCGCGGAAATCGCACCGGCATACGACGCCGGATGCCGCCATTTCGAGATACATTACTGGCCCAATAGTATGCGCGGCGGACTAACTTGGACACACGCAAATGGACGCGACTTCGCAATGTGGTGGATACAAGTAGTGCGCGATCTGCGCCGCGAGTTTCCAAACGCGCTATTCGGGTTTCCAAAGCTGGAAGAGGGCGACAGCGTTGGTAGCTACAGATCGAATAGCGACATATTTCGTCGCGAAGCGTTTGAAGCTATCGAAGAGGCGGACTTTATGTCGCTGGCAGTCTCGTGGAAGGGGCGGCGCGGCAACCTCGACGATTTGATGGCCGCAGAGTGGAGCGTGCGTAGTAACATCCTGCTCTACAAAAAGCCCGTATACGTTACCGCGATTATTACAAACAACAATGTTAGCAAAGAGAACAAAGCCGCACAGTTCTTAATGTTTGCAAAAGAAATGACTCTCACCCCAATGGTGGAAGCCACTTTTTATCACACTCTTTCGTCCTCATACCCAGAGGACATCTGGTGTGTAATGCGCTCCGACTCCAAAGAATCAATTCTGGCGCAGCTAATTGGGCAACGCTAGGTTATACGCCTAAATCCAATCCGTCTATCCACCCATCCGCGCACGGCTTTTCCAAGATTGCTATATGGTACTATTTCGCCAGTGTCTCTAACAATCAATATCTTATAGAATTCAACAGGAAGCAAACCCCCATCGTCGTCTGGCGGATATGTTACCTGTAATCTAATACAATCTCCGTCCTCAACAGACGCAAGCCATGCCCTGATGTCAGCCTCGCCTAAGAAGTCGGTCTTCAGCAGCACGTTTGCCGTAGACACGCGGCTGGTCTCGGCTGTATTTTCCAAGTCCGAGATTGTACTGAGAATTGCAGTGGCGACTTCGGATTTATAATCTGGATGATCCTTCGGCGGCAGAACGCCATCCGGCATCATCCGGCTAACCGCTTTCTCGTTGACCACCTCGAACTCGCCATCGATAGGCTTGACACTGATTACGTCTCGCTTTATTACCCCGGTGATTGCCGGGGCCAAGACAACGCCGCGCGCAAATTCATAGAATACCTCGATAGGGATGTCAACGTCGTCCCCGTAATTCTTTGTAGAATGTTTCCACAAAGCGATCTTTGCCATCAGGCATGTGTGCCTATGCCACAGCGTAGAGCGTGGGCGAAACTGCTTGGCGTATTGCACAAACTGTTCCTGCGTATCCCATCGGCGTAACTCACGCCACTGTAACCGCAGCCGCGCATCATCTGGCGCGTCGTCCTGCGCATCATAATGATCGCCCGTCAATGGATCGTACCAATAGCGTTCCATTGCTTGCGCCCACGCACCGGTGTACATCGCCATGCTAAAGAACACCTGCGCCGCAACGCTTGCGACATCTTCTAGGCGACACGCGAACTCCATGCGCCGCCATAAGTTATCGAAGTCGAGCGGAACGGAGAGAGGGCTTAAAATTACTTTCAAGTCCTCTTCGATTCGCGCGATACGCTCCCGCTGTAAAATTAGATCAGTCGCCATCAGTACTCGTTTGCGTGTTCAGGGCGCGATACCAATTCACAAGATATTCGCGCGTAGAGCCATTCGCCATGTGTGACATAATGCGCCACATCCACAGAAGCTCGCCAATTGTGGATGCCTTATGCCCGAACAAGTCATTCGCCAGCTCGTTGTACTCCTTGTCTTTCTCGCCACGAGTCAGCCCGGCAAGCGCGCGAAGCGCGTCATAGTCCTTGTAAAACAACTTGACCGAATCACCGAATACTGTAGCAACAGCGCTTGCCGAAGCGTCTGTCGGTACACGACGCAACATCTCAATGCGCGCCAGAGTTCCAACGCCATCTTCGCGCAACGCCATTTCTGCTTCTTTGTTAGCGTCAACACCAAGAAGAATAGCGTCATCAAACGAGAATGCGGAGACCGGTTGCGCCTGTTGCGCTCCGCTGTTTCCTTTACCGCCATCGGTATCCTCGTCGGCATATAAGCTAAACATTGCCGCGAGTGCGTAGCGCCGCAGATACGAGACGATTGACCCTGCAACCTGCGCTGACGACTTACCCGTCTCTTTACCCGCTGGCAGGTAGAACCGCTCGCTACGCCACTCTCCGCTAGAATGGATCACTGTAGACTCCACGCCAACGCCGCCAACCGCATCAGACACAGGAAACTGCACAAACCCAAGCCCGTGTTTCGCCAGAACCGGACGAATGGCACGAATAACGGCACCAAGCGACGCATATTTATTCTTTAGGAACGGATTCGTGGCATCAAACTCCACCACCGGCATCTCCGCCTGAGCCTTGACCAGTGCGGCATCAAGATTAATAGTAGTATCAGATTTAGACATTGCGTTTCTCCTTGTGATTTAACAAAGCAATCAATAATACAGGCAAGATAAACAGCCAATACCTTTGTTCCCACCCATCCACGCCGAACTGCACAAGAAACTTAGCGATCTGGATTTGGAACACGCACATATAGCCACCAAAGTTCTCGAACACAATTAGGCGGAATAGTGACCACGGCTCTCCGCTGAACCAGCCAAGGTCGAACTTGAAGATCGAGCCAAGCAAACTGATTCCAAACTTTCTGCGCACAATCATAGTCAACCCCTAATCGAGATATTTGGCTGTCCAGGCATAGACAGATGTTCTAGTGCGCGGATTAGACATCCAGGATGTATCCGGCTCTGGAAGCGCAAGCCCGTCGCTGACATTAAAATCGCTCTTTGGTAGTTTCCAAAAATTCAAACGCCCGGTACGTGAAGTCCATTGCACTCCGCGAAATTTCGGCATGGCTTCGTACACATTTGCGGTGGCGATCACGTCTTGCTCAACATATTCGACCACCTTGTTCTGTTGCGCACGCCCTTGTCGCCACATCTGCGGAGCAAGATCGCCGTGCATCCCCTCGGTCTTACCTTCTACGCCAAGCCCTTTCGCGGCAGTGTTAAGCCCAATCATATAGCCCTTGGCGCACAGCATCACAAACGCCGGATCAACACTGTGCAAGGCTAAATCGGCAACCCGCTTGGCGTATTCGGTGTCACGCACCTCTTCGGCAAGCACGTCAAAGTCAAAGCCTAGCCCATTCCAGCTTACGATGTCGTAGCCCTGATGATATAAAAACACAAGGCGATTAACCATCTCTCGACATTGTTGCGCAGACATCGAGTTGGCGTATTCTCCACTCTCTAATACATGCGGGGTGAAATTCTCTACCACACGAACGCCGTCGTCAACAATACAGATTGCTGCACAAGTAATACCAAGAGGACGATACGGCGCTATATCATCACATCCATCTGGAATCTCTCGCCAAATCTCCAGGTCAAACGTCGCGTATTTCATTTGATCCCCCAAAAACCGTGCTCTTAACGACCCCGCCAGTCACGTTTTTTCGCTGCTACGGGGACTCGAACCCCGCAAGTTTGCGGTACTGGCGGAGTCTTGATTTTACGGGCGGGCCGGGCGGGCGCGTTCCGGCTTCTGGCTCGGTAATCAGAAGAGGTTGCTCTAAACCCCTATATAATCTGCGAGACAACTCACCTAGGGCTTTCGCGTCACAGACGAGCAACGTTCACCAGATCGAAGACTATATCAGCGCGACCCGACTACGCGCTTCCGCCTTAGTAGTCAAGTGGACTATTCCAACGAATCGCCTAATGCGACTCTCTTGACCGCAATGTGATTGTACCACAATCGCTGCTAGAGTCAAGTGTAGGTTGTCGCATTTACTTGCGCCGATTGTAACACGACAGTGCGAATGTAGCAATTCCAAGAATGAGCGCAACCGCAAGCCAAATACTCGTTGCAGCGTCTCCACGAGAGATCGCCACGCTAGATGTTGCACCGTAACTCGGCGTTGGCAACACCGACACAAATGGAGTCGGTGTTGGATATGGAATCCACGCATTAAGTGTTGGATAAGGCGTTGGTGTTACTGTTGGTTCTGGCATAGCTTCTCCTTGATTTCTTCGAGTGAATATGGATAAAAATTATTAGTATCAACCCCAACGTCCATACTGCGCCCAATCCCAGGAAGCATACCGTGAGAGTGGCCGTATAGATGCAACGAGCCGTAATGCGAGCGATCCCATACACGCATTGCATAATGACAGAGCACAATAACAAATGGGTATCTTTCGCCCTCTTCAAGTTCAAGAGTGTACAAAGGAGGAAAAACCATGAGATCGTATCCAGACCTGGATACTGGTTTAACACCCTCTTTATATCCGCGCAACCAGCGCCAGTCATGCCCACCAGGGACGACGGCAATATTCCCGTTCATTGCCCCAATATACTCGCGCATCGCGGGGAGTCCCAGAAGTGTAACATCACCAAGCACAAACACATCGTCGTCGTCGCCAACGACAGAGTTGTGCCTGTCAATAATTGCACTATCCATCACGGACGCCTCGAAAAATGGGCGGTGGCAATATTCGAGAATATTTGCATGTCCCATGTGCCAATCTGCGGTAAACCACTTTGTCATGGCAACGGCCCCTTGAATGCGCTAAACCCACACTTAAGCAGCCAGTCACGGATACCGGCAAACGATACATCGGTGAGGTGTGGCACATACGCACTGACTTCGATATATTCTTTATCCGCAATGCGCTTCAAAAACTGCACGACAATCCATCCGTCATCATATTGACACAAACGAGCGTAGCGATCATCGTGCGTAAACTTGAACAACGCCAGCGTGCCGTGTTGCCCGAAACACTGTCGCGCCAACTCCGCTTCTGCGCCGTGAGATTCGGCGTGCGATCCAAGATGCACGGTAATATCAGAGCTGGTATCAATCACGCCAGCGCGACTCTCTAGCAGCGGGTGTACAGTCTGTTGCGGTAAATCGTAAACCGCGACCTGTTCCCACAACGACTCGTAATCAATCGCTTGCACGATGTCGTATGTCTGCTTGCTGGCTGTGTATGTTCCTAAATCAAGTCCAGTGACAGAGGCTTGCTGTAGAATAACCCGCCCGAACAGCAACAAGAACCCGCCAATAAAGAAAAATCCAAGAAACCCAAGCCTACTTTGCTGTCTACTCATCCCGCACCTCGCTTCGCATTGTATTGAACAACCATTCAACATCGTCTGGCAGGTCTGGATTGCCGTTGGCTAGTGCAAGCAGCCTATTTGAGCGACCAAGCGTATCGATGCCAAGTTGGGCGAGTGCCGCAATGTGTTCATTGAACCCAACCTCTTGCATCGCTACGCCAAGACATGCCTCGAACAATTCTATACTTTTCATCGCATCACCGCCCATAGAGCCACGCAGATTAACACAAGCAGGACAATCAAGACCATCCAGGACTTGCGATCAATGAACACGCGCGAGATCGCGCCGATAATCAACGCTGCCGCGAATGCCGCAACAATATATTCGTATCCCATTGTTACTCCTTTCCGAGCCAGATCAGATACTCGTGGTCGGCGAGTGGATTTTCCTCGAAGTATTCGTCGGCGAATATCCCGTCCTCAAACTGAAACAGAACTACAGTATAATTTTTACGAGACACTTTCAAACAAGTGGGATTCTCGTATGCGTTTGTCCATGCGTAGACATACCCACGCTCGTCGGCGTGCAAATGAATGTACCCACAAAGTCCAATATCGCTCGTCTCAGCGGTAACGCTACCGTCTAAATTAACGCTAATCATCATCGCCCTCCAAGATTGACTCGACCCTATCTGCCGTAAGGTCTTGTAGCCATGCTGTAGCCCACGCATAGGCAATGTTGCACATTGAGCCAATAGTTGCAAAAACGGCCTCGTCTGTTGGCTCTACCCCGATCTCGCGCAGACGAGCGACAACATCTGCCTTCGTGACAAATAGGTTTGCGTGTATGCTATTCATCGTCACTCCCGAACATCTGTTCCCACCCTTCGGGCGAGATGCCGGTCATCACGAACTCGCGATCTTCTGGCGGCAACATCCACATCGCGTCCTGGATGTATGCGCCATGACGATACGAGAATAGTGCTTGTGCAGGAATACACACGCTGTACGGCTTGCCAGTGACCACGCACGGGCCGGTAAAAATGTATGCGTGCGTAGGAAAGTAAACCTCTTCGTATGTACACGTATCAATGTATGGCATCGCGCTTGTCCTAATCTACCGGCACGGCAATAGACTGATTCGCTGTACCGAGGATAACTACGTCTGGTACCTTGTCGGCGTCTTGTAATAGTTTAATCCACATATATTCAATTGCTGCATCCCCCTCTAGCCCCAGGGTGTCAAGGGATTGCTTCTGTTGTTCTGACACCATGCGAGATGTTTCAGCTTCATACATCATGCGCTCGCGCGAAATCTTTGCGGCTTCTAGCAGCGCAGTTTGCTCGGTAATGCGGCGTTGACTAACAATGCTCTCATCAAACGACTTGGCAACTTCTGGACTGGTGAAGTCCCAATTAACAAAAGATACCCGCAGAAGAGGCACGCCGCGCTCGGCAAACCACTGCGAAACATTCTCAAAGATCGCACTCTCAACCGCGCTACGGTTATCGCTTAATTCCTCTGGCGTATAATCTTTAACGGAGCGGGCCACGTCGCTCACCACAGAGTTGCCCCATACGTTAAAGATTTCTTCGGACTTGAACAATCCGGTGCGGTTGATCTCACCAGTCCAATCGACGCCCTGTGTGTTGAAATAGAAGCACAGGTTTACAGTGATCCCGTAGCTGCCCTTTAACGCTGGTGTGTATGTGCGACATTGCTCGTAGCTCGTAGCCCAAGGATAATGATATACTCTTCCAAAGAACGGCTTGCTAACAATGCCTGGATTAAGCGGGGCTCGAAGTTCCTGCGTCACAGAGTTCCTGGATACACCCACAAACTGCGACGGCACAATGGTATGAGTTTGAACCCACAAACCCGATAGCGCGAGCAACAGCGCGGCAACGCCAAAGGCTGCAGCTACTCCCCAGTCATCATCGCCAAATCCGCGACTTATTGCAGCAGCCGCCACTCCAATAGCGACGGCGAATAAAACAATAGATATAATTGTAAACATATTTATTCTCCTTTGCTCGATTCTATCCACATGCTACCACGATTTCGCCTGGATACGAGTGACAAATATCACGCCTTGCCGCGACGAATATCCTGTCCAGCCCCGGACAGCATTGCTTGGTTATTTGCATAATAAATCGCGCTCAACTTCTTTTTTGTGTTCGTCAATGCTTTTAATCAGGGCGTTTAGCGAAGCACAAGCGCAACGAGCGCCATCCCACGCGCTCGCGTTCGCATAAATTGCATCTCTTAGACTGCCCACGAGTTTAAGCACAAATAATCCAATGGCAGTCCCCACAACTATCAGGGCGGTTGAGATGGCGGCTTTCACAAGTGAATCCAAAATGATTTGCTCTAACATTTATGCTCCTTGTCCAGTTCTGGACAGCTACGAACCCCTCGCGGCATCCAAGAACGCCCACGACTTATGAATGTACCAGTTCCACCCATTACCAGTATTCCCTGACGGGCGATCCTTTAATATCTCCACCTGCATACAATTAGGATCGTCGTCCGGTCTGTGCAAGCCTAGCACTACATCGGCGTCTTGTGATAGATGCCCAGTGTTGTACGCATCCGAGAGTTGCGGGCGCTTATCACCACGCACTGCCACTTTCTTGTCACTGATCTGTTGCGGGACGTGCAGAGACACATCGGCACTCGAAGCTAACCGTTTTAACGCACGACATAGCTCGCCCATCTTGTCGTTTTCTGTACTGGCATCAGACTCAAACTCGATCAACTTTAGGTAATCTATTGCCACAACATCCAACTTACGCTCGCGGTTATGCTTATGTACCGTAGAAGCTATTTGCCCAAACTTATACACGTTATCCTCTATCCACAAATCCCACCGCGAGATTGCATCAGCTGCTTCATTTAGCCTATCGTATTCTTCTGCGGTCAGCGTACCGTCACGGTAAGCATTTAGCGTTACACCGGCGCGACTTAGCACAAGCCTCTCCCATAACGACGCCTTATCATAATGCTCAATGTCAGTGTCCGCTGACATCTCCAGGCTGAATAGCCCTGCACTCCCGCCGAGACGACAGGTATTAGCCACAACATTAAGCATCGTCCAGGTCTTGCCTACATGCGGCAACCCTAACCAATAGGTGGCATACCCGCGTTGCCAGCCACCCGTATTGAAGTTTGCATCTAGCCATCCAGTATCAATGCCGCGCACCTGTCCTTTGCGTAACGGATTCTGCCTGTAGTATTCAGCCTTACCTATGACGTACTCCGCGCCATCCGCCGCTGTCTTGGCTGAATTACTACCAAGCCCGTACTTGCGCAGTTTTCCGGTTCCCACATCAATAATGGTATCAACGTCCTCTTCTGCATACGCCATACGAACAATGCTTGATGCCACATCAATCAGCCCGCGATGATGTGCAGCCTTAACCACAAGGTCAATATAACTCTCTACGCTTGAAGCAGATGGAACCGAGTTGGTTAGCTGCGATATATACGCCATGCCGCCGACCGCATCCAGTGTATTGCGTTGCTCTAGGTCTGACGTAAGCGTTAAGAAATCCACCTTTGATTCGGAGATGCGTAGTATGGACTCGTAAATCCAGCGGTGCCTTTGCAGATAGAAATGCTCAGGCCGCAACTCGGAAGCATACAACAATGCGTATGCCGGATCAATCAAGAAACAGCCGAGTACCGCTTCTTCTGCCTCAATATTGTGGGGTGGCAATTTCCCGGTCGTCGCCGTCGTCGTCATATACGCTCCTTGCCTTGAATGTGGATGTCTTACCTTGTGCCTTCTCTGCCTTGAGAGCAATCACCTGATCTACCCACTTGTGCGTAGGCCAGAACTGCAACCCGCCCGCCACCATCGCTTTCCCGGCTTGCCCGATTAACTCGAAGCTACCCCCCGATTCGATGTATACTGACTCTAACGCGCTGCGCCACTTCGCTTTCACGGCGTCGCTTTCAGGTTCAGGGATACCCGCCGTGACGAGGGTGTGGGCAACCCGTCTTAGAGTGTCGCGCTCGATTCCACTGCGCGGCTTGGCGATCCACTCGTATTGAGTGAGCCATGGTTCGCCTTCTACGCGCGCCTTCCGCTGTTCTTGGAGTCTGAGCGCATAACGTTCTCTTTCAGATTGATTGTGTAGGTTTACTTTTTCCGGGAGAGCGATGTCACTTGGGCGTCTTGGGCCAAAATAGGCGTCTAGGGCTGAGGGTGGATTAATACTCACTTCGTCTTGGTGTTCTGGTTCGTTTGAAAAATCGCCCTGTATATTTGAAGTATTCTCTGAGTATTCTTTGTAAAGAAGGTAAATGGCATATTCAAAGGTATCAGTTGCGGATTTCGCATCTTCTAGGTAACTTGGGGATTGCCATTTACCTAGTATTTCTCCGAGCTTGAATTTCCGCGCGTTCTCTTGATCTGTATACGCAAACCCAACCAAGATATTTAACAGGCGCTCGTTGACGGAATACCATGTTACCCTCTGGTGATCTGTCCAATAGGTAACAAGTGACCACTTCTCTATCTCTGATTTCTTTGAGCCTGACGTTACCTTCGCGGCGATGTCTTTCAGAGCGCGGTCGAACTGGCTTGTGCCGAAGCCCATTTCCTCTGTCCAACTGTCTCCGTCTCTATAAAGTGGGTGATCGCATTTCTCTCGGAACTTATAGAACGGCTTCTTGCCATTACCGCGCCACCTGAACACAATCTGTTGCAGTAAGAGTGACCCTTCGACACTTCCTGTAATGTAGTTGTACTCTTTTCTGTATGGGATAGACGATTTGCGATCTTCAACCTGTGAGTTTACAACTGCTTCGCCATATAAACCAAGTGAGCGTGTCATAACTGTTCACCTATCGCAATTTCTTTTATATATTCAACGTCTTCGTTAGACAACGCGAACCATTCTCCCTTTAGTCTTTTGCCACCATAGCGATCATGCAATGTCGATTCTAGTCCGTAGCAATCCTGTGTTTTTATAGTCGTTACAAGTTGTGGCTCGGAAGGCAATCCTCTCGCAATGGCGCTTACTCTGTCATGGACGCTTTGCGTGGTTACTCCGATTTTATAGCGCCCCATACAGAAAAGCACGTATACCCACCCATCTTTCTTTTTTGCTTTTTTCTTATGTTCTGTTTCTTCCACGGGCTTTATCCTGTCCAGTGCGGATTTCGCAATTGAACATAGCGGGTGGGCGTCAGAGCTTGCGATTAATTCAACTCTGGCTAAGGCGTCTTCATCGTAATCATTCCACTCCCTGATGCATTCTATGTCAAGAATTGCCTGTTTGTACGAACATGCATATCTGATTGCCTTCATGAGTTCTTCGTCCCCGTATTTTTCAATATCCTTACCGGTAACGACGAACTTGATTTCATCAGAGTAATCGTAAAGAATTTCTAGTCCAACCGTGTCAAAAAAGTAAGTTACATCATGCATCATCCCACATCCTTTTCTGGGAAACAAAAACCTCCAAAACTCAGGACGACTTGCTACCGACAGTAGCAGTGCTTGCGTGCAGACAGATAACGCAAATTACCCCTCGGCAAAGGGCGTTAAAGTCAGCAGCAAGCCGTCCGAAATCTTGGAGGCTATGCTATCAAACTGTTTTGTCTCTGTCTGCTAGACTTGTTTGTGACGACAACAGAAACGGCTGCCGATCCTTTTCTGTTGATTGTGCAGGTATTATACACACATTCCAGAAAATGTCAAACCTTAATTTTGCCTCGTCTGATATACAACATACGCCTCGACAAGCTGGATCACCCGATAAATCAGGGGCGTCCCCTCGCAAAATTTCTATGGGGCGGCTGTTACGCCGCCCCAGGGACAACGCTACAGGTTTGCGATCATCTCCTGCAGTGCTTCTGGGCTGAGATCGCGCAATTGGGCCTCCTGTTTCTCGGCGAGAATACCAAGCAGCTTTTCTTTCTGCTCACGATTGGCAACCGCTGCCCGCGCCGCATCGCGCTCAGTCAACTTGACAGAGACAATGTGACGTACAATGGCGATCTTGTTACGTAGCACTTTGTCTTCCTCGCTCTCGGTGTCCAGCAAAGATTCTTCGCTGGCGGCACGCACTTCTCGTGACAGCGCCTTGAAGATTTCGTCTAACTGACGCAGGGACAAGTCCCACAAATCCTCAACGGACAGAGAGCCTTTATAGCTCCAGCGATATTTCCCGCGAACCGCTTGTTCAAACATGATAGTTTCTCCTTTAGAAAATGATCTTGATAACGCGAGTGCCATTCACCCGCGCAATAACCGCATCGCGCTTGGTTGAACTAAACCCAAGCCCAGACAACTGATCGGCAGTGTGTTCGACTTTCATCATACTGCCGAGCGCCGCGAGAACATGCTTGTGTTTAAGCATATCTTCGCGCAGGTACTCGTTGAAGAACCCGTTGGGCGTCTCGTCGTTCACGCAACCAGCCAACATAAACATATAGTGCTTGTTACCAATTCCGCGTTGTTCGTCCCAGTAGTTCGGCGAGTAAGCCATCAACGAAACCTTGTGGAATTGGTTAGTATTCAATCCCCACATTTCTACTGACGACATCTGCGAAGTCAATCTATCAGTAACCACAAAGCTGCCGTCGTCGCGCACCTCAACATCTGCCACTACCACATTTTCATTGGTGCGCATCGCGCGATTGTACGAGTATTGCCGAATTACGCCATCGCACTCAACCTCTGCTTGAAAGCCCGTGCCGCCACGGTGATCGAAGCAGTTTACGTATAGCTCGTATTTGCCCTTTGGCATCTTCGCCGTATCTAGCCAGTTGATATTTTCTACGTGCGGTGGCGTATGCCTATTCCATGACGGAATAATATCGACATCCAGCATCCCGGTTGAAGGGTGGCGATACATCTTTGTGCGGAAGAAGATGTGGGTGCCAAAGCGAGGTTCTTGCGCGTGGGCATCCAGATCATCATTGTGATCCCACTGAATCGAGAAGCGCAATACTCCACCGACTTCTCCGCCAGCCGCCTTGACACGCTGTTTCATCTCCGAGTCCGCGATGTTACCCGCATAAGCCCACGAGAGCCCATTTTTCCACTTGAACATCGTCGGCGCGCTCTTGTCTTGCGGGGCAATCAATGAAACCAGATTGCCGCGATGCTTGTTCTCCAAGAGTAATTCGATGTTTGTCGCGGTCGGTAATACATCACGCAGGAACTCGTCGATGCCGACTCCCGGAACACGCTCAAACTGTTGCGGCTTTGTCGTTGCCTGTTGTTTTAACGCTTCCATAATACCGCCCACGCCGTTCATCTTGGTTTGTGCATCGCGGTCAGCGAACAGCACGTTGTTCACGGTAACATCCGCCAGATTTGCGAAGCGTCGCCCCAGAGATTCACCGAAGCCAAGCTCTTCAATGGTTGCTTGCGCTTGCTCGACCATCTTGCGAGTAAAGATTTCTTTCGGGCGCTTGTAGTTGCTCGGCGCGACAATCTTCTCGTAACGTTTCACGGCATTCAGAATATCCATTCCAGCGGTGATGTCTTGCAATAGAACGCCAATGCTGTGATTGCGAATCCTGGACAGCGCAGCGCCAACCTCGACCGACTTCTTCCAGCAATAGTTGTTCTTGTGCGCTGCGTCAAGTACCACATACTCGCGTTGCAAGTTTCTGAATTGTGTGAGCGCGCCGCACCACTCTTCGCCACGATACAGCGAATTCTCGGCAATCAAATCAAGTACCGAGTCAACCGCATCTGGCGAGATTTCTTCCAGCGATCTCTGGAATACATTCTTGGAGTCGCGGTATTGTGCCGCCACTGCCGATTCTGATTCGCGCGATGTGCAAACCATGGTCTTTGGGACTTCGGTATAGAAGTGGTGCCAAGTATGCACGTATCCGCCCTCGCGCAACTCTCTGCTTTTTTCTGTGCCGAGTTTAGCGAGCTTGGTCACGAACACGTCCGCAACTGCTTTTGCCTTGACGTACTTCGACAGCGCATCGATAACTGGCTGGTATGTGGTGCTGTGTGCATCAAAGTCCCAAATAGTAATAACTTCATTGTCCGCAATAGCGACAACGTTACCGTACTGCTTGATGAAGTATCGGCAGCACGAGCAGTCGTGTTCGCGTAGCTTGCGATAGACCTCGTTGGTTCCTGGCGGGAAGCTATCGAGATATGTATCCCATAGTTCGTCTTTATTCAGATCAACCACGAACAGGGCGGGTTGCCCATCCGTCATTGCGGCGACATGCGCCATTAGTCTTCTGTTGAAATCGTTGAACGACATTGTTATTCTCCTTTGTCCAGCTCTGGACAAGCTCTAGCCAGCTTCCCGATTGCCCTAATTAGGGTATAGTTGCTACGATCTTCTGCGTCTTCGCCTAACACCATATCGCAGAGAGTCGCCAGTGTAAGCCCATCGTCAAGGCGTCGCTCTTTAAGCATGGTCGTAGCAATACCATCGTTGAGTTGTTGCAGCGTCCTGAGAAGATCATACCCAGTAACCGCCACTCTATGATCGTAATACCCTTTATCAGACGGGAATCTTTCCTGGCAGTTTTTAAGTCCAAGATTAAAAACTGCGTCATGGCTATCTCCGTACAACATCCCTGCCTCTACATCGAGGACTCCAAATCTACTTGCCATCATTGCTACTGCGTAGATATTCACTGCGTTCTCCTTTGTAATTAAACAACCCGCCGACTAGCATATCACCAATCGGCGGGTTTGTGAAGTGACAAATAGCACTCGTTTTGAGTGTTAAAGTGCGTTGATTTGTGCGGCTAATTGTTTACAGGATTCGTGCGCCCGCATCATATTTTCAAGGAGTCCAGACACGCCAACCCCGAACTCAGAGTACACAGACATAAGCTCTCGCCACGCGATTAGTTGCTTGGCGCTGGCATCGAACTCTTCTCGCAAGCGTTGCTCTACCATTGGGGATACACCGATGTTTACAGGGATGTTTTGCGGGGTGTCGAATTGAGTGATTAGCGCGAGCAGTTGCGGTTTACGTTTGTTGTAATACGCCGCGTCTGTCCATCCTCGCCGAAAATGTTCTTCGAGTTGGGCAAGTTCTCTTTCGTACTCGGCCTGCTTACTGGCTGTTGAGTCGGACTGCACCTGCTGTGCCAACTGGACACCTTCATCTTTCATCGCGTTGCCGTGTGGTGTGTTGTCGGAGATGACCTGGATGATGAGAGCGAGCGTGTTATACTCTCCGTTCATCGTGTCGAACTGTGCGACGACGCCCCCAATGCGCCCGGCCTTGCTGCTGGACTCTGGAACGTTATTGCGCCAAGCAGAGATGCGCTGGTCGATAAATAGTCCGCACAAGGACTCGTTGCTATCAAAGTAACGCGAGCGCGAAAAATAATTCCTGACCTGATTTTGTAACTGTGACGATAGTGCCATTTCGATTCTCCTTATTTGATTAAATGCAACCTTTGTCTCGGAACGACTACCTCTTCCGGCTCGCCAGAGGTAGTATTCCACAGTTTGTTTTGATAGACTAGCAGCTCAACCGGCTCGCGCTTCTTGGGTTCATACAGAAAACGCATCCCGTTACACTCCGGCTCGGTAAGCAGCCAGTCGCTCCACGCCAGCTCGAACTCGGTGGTTCCCCATAAGTCGCCAGCCCAATAAATATCGTTGCCCTCCAGAACAGAAAGGGCAACGACGGCTTGGTGTTGAATCTTTTGCGTGCGTGTCTTCGTCATCGTCTGGGCCACCCCGATACGGAAGCCATTGGCATCCCGCGCTTATGCAACTCTCGCAGGATATTGCGTTCTTCCCAAATGAAACTCTTGGCTATTTTCTGCGCTCGCGGCGTACCGAACGAGCGTTGCCACTGCGATCCATCCCACCACAGGCGACAGATCGCAGCGACTTCGAGATCGGTGTACTCGTGCGCCCTGATGCGTGGGTACACAGCGCGATCACCGAAATAGTTAGAGTTTAACTCAAACGGCAGCATACCTAGAACGGAATCTCGTCCTGTGCATTGTAGTCAATCTCGACACGCTTGCTCGCCGGTTTCGGCGCTTGTTCGCTTTTCCCCTTACCGAAGTTGTCAATCGGATTGACGTTGCTGGCATTGAGGTTGAGTTCGGTATGCGTAACGCCGTCTTTGCCTTCCCACATGCGCGGCTCGCCGGTGGACTTATCGACCGTGAGTGAGCCTGTTGCGGAAATCACACTGTCCTTATGCAGCCACTCCGCAGCCCACTCCGCAGTCTTGCGCCAGCATGTAACCTTCCACGGCGTATCCTTGGCGTCCTTACCGTTCCCCACAAAGATAGTCATTGTGGTGACGGGTGTGCCGTCTGGGAGATAGCGCATTTCTGGATCACGTGACAACTTGCCGCAAACAGTAACAGACATACTTCCGCTCATTTATCATCTCCTACTAATTTATCAATGAATTCCCACACCGTGCCAAGCGCAACCGGCTCGTCGTCTTCGGTCTCGAAGAATAAGAACTCGCCATCGTTGACGAGCCGCGTTCCGTTCGGCAACATAACTACAATTTGTTCATCTGACATTGACTGTCTCCTTTCTGTGATATGTGTACAGTCTACCACATTTCTGGAGATAGTCAACGCCAGAACGATTGACGGATCGCGCAGCTATGCAATTTCCTCTGTATCTACGTAATCGTCGGATGCTTTCATAATCCCCTCTAGGATTTTGAATTCATCAGACTTGTGTTTATAGGCTTTGATTGTGCCGTTTGCCTTTTCAACGCGCACCACCACACCTTCGCGGATGTGCGTATCATCAAGAGCTGATGCGCCACGCACCAAGTCTTTGCACAATTCCATGAATATCCCGATGTCGCCGCCCCATTCGTGGAACACAAGGATTTCCGGCACAACTTCAAGCCCAAGTTGTGCGGCGCGCGCTTTCATTTGCTTCCACGGCAGGTCAACCTCGATGCCGTCCTCGTTGACGTTGGAGATGCGATAGACTAGCTTCTTGCGTTGTGGCACACCGACTTCGTTCCAGCGGCATCCGTAACGATACTCCATTACGTCACCGTACTGTTTGCGAATTTCTGGTAGCTTACTTGTACCTTGTGGATTCATAATTGGCTTGCCGTTGCTGTCGTAGCCCACGATCTCGGAGTATACCACTTCGCCTTTTTTGAGATGCCCACGCAGAGGCTCGGCGACTTCCATACGATACCAATCGTTGCTCTCTTGTGTAACCCAATCAGAGGCAATGGTGTTGCGTGTGCCAACTACAAATTCGTAGTGTCTGTCCAGCTCTGGATACTTTACTGAAAGAGGTAGACGGTTGAACAGTCTTTGCCACCAGGCCAATTTCAAATGTCGCTCCACAAGAACATTGCCCTCGCGCGTGGACGACCCGTGGCACTTCTCGCTGATAACGATAGTATCTCCTGGCCCAATCTTGTCCAAGTTGTACACCAATTGTTCGGTCTCGTAATGGCGCGGCAGATTGTACTCTGCCTGCGTGCGTTTCGCTTTGCCTGTGCCGCGCATCGCCTTGCGGGTTGCGGGCGTGTAATACTTCTGGCAAATCTTGTGCCCGTTCAGTTCGTCGAATTCGTCGCCAATTTGCAGCTTGCTAACGTCGTATCCAGTGTACTCGAAATGCGAGAGTGGGCACCAGAAGCCGTCAGACATCTCGCCTCTGATCTTCTCGGCTGTAACACGCCCGTTATCACCGAAGTAGCCAGTCTTGGTGGTGTCTTGGTTAAGATTGGCATGGCGGTACAGGTTGTGCGCTGACAGGAATTCTTCCGCGAGTTGTCCGTCACAAGGGAAGAACACGCCGACTTCTCCTTCTTGGACATCTAGCCCAACGATTACCTGGATGCCTTGAACAAAACCGAGTTGCAACCGATCCGCATTGGGGTGCGGCTTCATGGAAAGTCTAACTACTTTAGCTTTGTACATTTTGTTTTCCTTTGTATGGTTTATAGAATTTCAATTCGCAGTAAGCACCCACCGGAAGAACAAGTTCCATATCGTCGTCATCGGCATACGACTTCCACAGCGAATTGAATAGCGCGCGAAGCAATTCATGATCTTCGAGTGATTCCGCGATGAATTCCATCCCCCACCAGCCCGTATGTGTTTTCATTGCCGTCTCCCTAGAATGGAATCTCATCGTTCGCGCCAAAGCTGGGCGCGTTAAGCAGGATACCAAGCGTTCCCGTGTTACCACACTGCGCACAAATCACGGCGGCGACAATGTACTTCTTGTTTTCGGCCCACGCGCCAGGATTGAGCGCCGGGCTGCCTGAGTCCACAACCATACAGCCGCCGCAGTCTGCGCACTTCACGGACAGCGTGATTTCGGCGTTGTAATACTCATCGAGCGTTACTTCGTTCATTGTCGATCTCCTTTTGATATTGTTGAATGTGCTCTTCGAGCAGGAACGTGCATATCGTGTGTCGCATTCTGTCATACGCCACGAAAACCTCGACGCCGCCATACGTTACTTTATGAATTACAACCCGCCTAGTGCGGGTCATTACGAACTCCGACTCTTTGTTTTGAATCTTGTTGACGATCTCGCGCAACGAACTATCGCCGATAGCTAACCCGTAACGATTGCGGGCCGCAGTAATTGCGTGTAGCTTTTGGATGTCAGTCTTCTTCGGTTTCGCCATCGCATTCTCCTTCGTCCTCGACTTTGCACAACGGCTCGCCGTGTAGCGGGTGCTCTTGTCCAAACCGATTAACAAGCGTAACGATGTCTCCAGCCATAACCGCGCGATCTGCTGTAATAGCAGGAGCGCCATCGTCAATCAGGGCACAATAGTCGTCATACGTGCGCTTGACTTCGCGGCGCAGCGCCCGCAAATCTTCAAGGTATTCGCGCATCTTCGGTGTTACAAGATGCCTATCCATTACAACCGCAAGGCTAAGATGCCCCAATTCTGTGTAGATTTGCCACAGGTTCTCGCCTGTGGTTTTCACGGCAGTATCGATGATGATTGTGTGCATTGTTATTCTCCTAGAATAGATTTAATGAATCGAAGCAGTTGCTAAAAAGATTTGTGAGTTTGTCCATAGGAACAATGAAGTCAACGCTACAAGACCATTTCTTCCCGCATGATGTAGTGATTTCAAGAGACCATAAATACCATTCGGCAACTTGATATACGCCGCATTTGTCTCCCGGCGATACAACTGCTGTTACGACGCCAGCACCCAAATGAATTGCACCGCAACTACAAGTCTGTTCTTCCATTGGTTTGCCTAGGCATAGCGAGTCAAGGACTTGCTTGGCGACAATTTCTGCTACTTTAACATCCGGGCGTTCACTGAATTTTTGCTTGCATATCATTGTTATTCTCCTTTATATGGAAACTCGTAGATTGCTTCAATATCTTCTTCAAGAATGTAGTTAAACCAGGGCGTCTCTAGCGGGACGAAGTACCGTTCATCATCCTCGCCGTCCTCACCCTTGCACACCTCGAAGTGTGCTACTTGAAATGAACCGTCGTGCTTCAATTTAATGATGTACCGCTTGTCGCCCTCGCATTGTAACGGGTCAACACGCCAGAATGTAATGCTGTCCATTGTTTTCTCCTATCTCACCAGCCAGAATTGTTGTTGCTTCTTGCTCTTGCGCCGTTTCTTCTTGGGGGATGTGCCGAACAGCCCCTCGCAGAATGCGCATAGGAACCACCAGATTCCCATTACTGTGTAGTATACAATGTAGTAGAGGATTGTCAAAACGATCTTGACCACGCCCACCAAGAACATCCCGATGTTATAGAAGATTTCTTTTAGCGGCAGCTCGCCAGCGGGCATTTCAAACTTTGCTGCCGAAGAAACGCCTCTTGCTTTTGGGAATGTCATGCGCTCAGGCTGACGTGGGTCGTTCTCCATTAGGTTGCGTGCCACGATCCCTTCGATTTCGTTGGCGGTAATGAATGGACATTGCAGGCGGATGTCTTGTTCGCCGTGACCCGTGAAGATGGCGTCGCCCTTACCCCGCAATCTCGTGGCATCCGGCGCATCCATCGCTACCATCGAGGCGGCGGTTGTGGTAACGCGGAACACCAACTTGGCTGGCAAGTTGCTCTTGATTAACCCTGTTACGATCTCGCGGTGTGGAGATTGCGTAGCCATAACGATGTGTACGCCACACGCTCGCCCGATCTGCGCGATACCGATGATGTCCTCTTGAATCTCCGGGACATTCATAATCAGTTCGGCGAACTCGTCAATCACCAGGATGATGTGCCCCCACTCTGTCTCCGAGATGTTCCGTGCGCCCATCGCTCTCAACTTGGCGTAGCGTTCTTTCGCTACCCACCGCAGATCGCGGATAACCCGCACCGCCTCTGCCGTGTCGTTAGCGATAGGCCAAAGCAGATTCTTTGCTTTCTCGTAGGCTTGGAACTCAACCAACTTTGGATCAACCAACACTAGCGCAGCCTCATCGCACTCGTAGTTGTCGATGATGAAGCTGATGAGCCAGTTCATAAACACCGACTTACCAGAACCAGTTGTGCCAGCTACGAGTAAGTGCGGCGTGTTCGGGTCAGACAAGTCTAGTGGTACAACCTGCCCATTCGACACTCCCAATGGGACGTACATCCCCTCGCGGCGCGGCCCTAAATCCTTGACAACGCCGCGATCTTTGCGCGGTACCTCTAGCCAGATGCCGTCGTCCTTGACGCTGATCGTGCAGCGATACCCGATTGCCGCCCCGACATCTTCGACGTAGCGCGTGATGTCGCGAATGGTAACGCCAGTGTTCGATGAACCATCTTTGTAGTAGCGTGTACCAGGGATTACCTTGTACAATACGATCTGTGGCTCTTCGCGCATCATGCTGATGCCAATCTCGATTTTGAACTCTGCGTATGCCTGGATTATTCTATCGCGTAAATCTTCCATGTTATCTCCTTGCCGAGAACACGCGCGGCGTTTTTTGTTTGCTTGTCCCATTCGGCGTTTGATACATCGCGTCGTGGCGGGATGGCTGACAATAGGATTAAGACGACTCCGAGTAGCAGCATATTATTCTCCTTTGTTTTTGCGCGCCCTGGTGTAGCTATCACACTACACCAGGGCTGATACGGGGTTTGAGCCAACCCTAGCTATTCATTTAAGTAATACCACATATCTGTGCGTTTCCAGTAGCCCTTGCAATCAGAGTCGTAGCAACCTTCTGCCACGACGTTTCCGTCATCTGTGATTTCTTGGTGAATGTGATGGGCGTCCCGGTCGAATGGCGGTTCGGTTGCGAGTCTCCTTTTAGCAAGGCAGTAAATGCAAACCTGTCCGGTGTCTCGTATTGTTGTGTTCATTCAGTTCTCCTTTGTGCATTTAACTTAGTATACTAGCCTGTCCAGCTCTGGACAGTTACAAATGTCACTGTTTTTCCCGCACATTGTTCCACCACGCGCCGATCTCTTGCTGAACTGTCTGACAATACAAATTGACAACGTGCAGGATATTGTGCCACGACTTATTCATAGAGCGGCACATCCGCGAGTCGTCTTGACACACCACATTCGCGGCATTGAAGTTGTCCTCTTCATCTAGCCAGACGGCGGGCATTACCGTCTCTCCGTCGAACATTAGCGGGACTGGATGACCGAAGGATTCGTAAACTACATTCGCCAACTCCTGTAGCCACACGTCGTACTGTTGTTCTAGCAGTGACTCGAACAACTCGACGTTGGCGCGTGGTCGCCATTCGATGCGCAGGTTGCCAAACATCCGATCTATTTCTTGTTCTAGTATATCTTTGTATGTGTATGTCAAGTTATTCTCCTTCTGGATACAGAATCTTGAATTGAATATCGCTCCAATATTCGCCGTAGCATCCGTCTAAGATCGCCGCGACAAGTTCTTCTTCTGAAACCGCGTACGTGTCTATGCCAAACGAATCGGCGCTACAGTCTTTATCAACAACGATCTCGTTGAAAAACACTGGGGTTAAAGAGCTTTGATAGAAGAACTTTTCTGCTACCGTATCGTACACCAGCCAACACTGGTTCATGCCGCCGAAGTTAAACACTGCGTTTGCTACTGTCTCGGCAAATTGTCGCTTTTCCATTGTTATTCTCCTTTCACCTTTTGAATGTTGCGCCAGCTTGTGCCGAACGTGTGCCCCTTCGCCGTGAACAGAACGAAGTATGCGCTGCCATCTTTTGAGTAGCCGCACACTTTCGGCGGGAACGAATTGATTGTCGCCACGTCGCCAGGATTAAATGTTACCAGGTTGCGCCCTTGTCCTCGTGGATAATCGTATTCATAACACTTCACAGATTCCTTGACGGTGATGCGGTCGCCAGTCCATAGGTGGCGAATATGATCTACGCCAATAGGGATTTCGTATTGTTGTGAGTCAATGTTATTCTCCTTTCTCTGCGTAAAATGATTTTACAATCTCGAACACTTCTTTCTGCAGGTTGCGTCCCTCGTCGTACACTCTCTGGATAGCCGTCGCCGTTTCGCCTTCTGTTCCGGTGAAGTCTACCAGGTCGCCTATCTTCTCGGCGATATAGCGAGCGTGTTTGTAACTCTCTATCGTGCCGGGAATATCCAAGCAGCGCCCGCTGCTGATATGGGTGATGTGCCACACGCCGTTAAGCGATACGATTTTCTTGCCATCGAAGTTCACGCCCCGATGAACAGCCAGCCCCTTGTAGGTCATCGCCGAGACTGGAAACATTTGCGCGCCATCTGCTGTTGCTATTGCCAAATTGACAATCTCTCTACGCATTGCTGTCTCCTTTCGTATCCAGCCAAGCCTTGACAATCTCGTATCCCTCGGTGTAGTTCTGCCAATCTTGTGCCTCAATCTCCGCGACGGCATTTTGCATCAGCGCCGCGAGTTGGTGTATGGTTTGATGGTCAGCCTCGATCAGCACCCACTCTTCGCCTGTCTCGTACAGCACAAGGAATAGCAGAATCATGCTGTAAGCCGCCGCCCGCCGCGTCGCCTTGGCAGACTCTTCGGACATATCTCCAACTGCAAGAACGCCAAGATAGCGGTTGTTCTCTTTGAACATCTGTTGTGTTATTGCAAGAATTGTAATTGGTCTCATTGCTGTTCTCCTTTACACAAATGTACCGGCATCAACTCGCCGGTTGATCTCATACGAGAGTGCGTCAAGTAACGATTCCTTGTCGTATGGCGATCCGTCATCTTTAATCAAGTTGGCGTTGTACATGGACTCAAACGCCGCGTTGCGCGCCGCGATTTTCCCCGTGAAGTTAAGCGCGTTGTTTGCCGCAGCTAGTACAAGATTGTCCATCGGGCCAAGAGCCAAGACGGTCACTATTGTCAAAGTTCGATTGTTCTCTTCTTCTGTGTATTCCATTTCGATTCTCCTTTCTACATCACATTGTAGATTACTTGCGCTGCCGCCACGAATGGCGACGCGAACGATTCGCGGACACAGTTGAGTGCCCGGAATCCATACTCAAAGCTACCGTTTTGGTAGCCCTTGCAAATCTCGCGCAGGTCATCTGCTGCGACGACAACGAAATCAGTGTCGCCGAACTCGTCTGTCTCGGACATCATGATGAACTCTTCAGAGTGCTCGCCCCAGAAGACGTGGAACGAGACGCCGATCTCTGGTGTGGCGTCGTGCTTGATTAACACGCGCCCCGTGCTATCATCAACCCAATTTGACTTTGGGAACTCAATTACAATATCAGTGTGCATTATGCTCCTTTCCCCAACGTTTCAAGAATATACTGTGCAAAGCGTTCGCGGTCAATCTCCAATTCAAACGCTGCCGCCTCAAGGATTTCCATGATGTCGTAGTCGTCCGTGTATTTCTCTAGTATACGAACGATCTGTGACAAGTCGTGTGTCATCTGTTCTGATTTGTCCATTACATTGCTCCTTTATCTTAGCTTGCTATGAACGCCAGTCACGATGAACGTCCCCGCGTATTTCCCGCCACGCTCTGCTCTGTATTCTCCAGATGGCTGTCGCTCGATTTTAATGTTGTCACCACATTCCCACGGGCGATCACTGACAGTCCACTCGATATACAGCCGCACTGCGTCTTCGCGGAATATTATGCTTGTCGTTACGAACACTGGCGACGCGACGCTTTGATTGTCTTCGCACACTTTAGAAACGACGTATACCCATCTGGCTTTCTTCTTAATATTACTCATTGCGCTGCTCCTTTTGTCCAGCTCTGGACAAGTGAATTGTAAAATCATTTTACACTAGAATTGCCAATTGCCTTGACAGTATTCAACGGCATCTTCTGCCTGCTCGTTGTGGGCATCTTGCTCGCCACCCTCGTCGCTCTCGAACTCGCCCAGACGAACGATATGGCGGCTGCTCTCTGCAATCATTCGGTCTAGCCCCCGACAGTGGCGGTATTCGACTTGCTCTTGATTGTTGTTGCGCCGCATTTCGTCTTCCGCCTCTTCGATTTCGAGGTCGCTCATCCCGTCGCGGAAAACGGGGGCGTGCTGCACAAACCACAGCTCATAGCTCGGCGTGATCTCGCAACAGTGGACTTGCCACCCCGCATCGAAGACGTATTGCGTCATGACTTTCTCGATGCCGTACTTGTCAAGGAAAAACTGTTGCCAATATTCCGTTTCGTCAAACTCCACAATGTACCAGTTATTCATTTCAATGCTCCTTTGTCTGAAAGTGAAAGTATAAAATCATTTTACAAACAGGTCAGATTCCTAACATAGTTTCGATCTTCGAGATGCAGCCGTCGCACATCTCGGTGCAGAATGTCTTGCCAAGAAACTCGCCCTCGATAGTTGAAACGTTCTCGCATTGGAGAGCGCCTTGAAACAAGTCCCAATCGCCGCCTTCCACCTTTGCGTAGTATCCGGTTTCTCCGCAAGCTTCACAGGTGTAAACATGCAGGTAGAGATCGGCAAGCACGGCGAGCGTGTTGAAGTCAATCTCGGTGCAGTTGTACCATTCAAGGCGAGCGCCAGCATAGTCCACTCCGAGAGCGTCTAGCAGGTCAACGGCCTCGGTGCTTGGGATGTAATCCTCTGCCGTGATTTCTTGTGCATACTCGCGCTCGTCGTCGCTGCTTCTTTCGTCGTCTAGTAACCACGTTTTGTATCTTTCCAACAATTCATTTGCTTCCATCGTTCTCCTTTGTCGTGTTAAGCACGCTCTGCGTATCCATCGGCACGCAGACTCTTTACGAACCCATTGAAATTCCGCTTGTTCTTGAATAGCCTAATATCCAAAGCGTCACTCCCGTCTGGGTGTTTCTTGTTGCCATCGTAATAGTTCACAACGTATTTTGCCATTCCGATGTTAGTTTGGGTATAGAAGTATTTCATTGGTCTCCTTTGTGTAAAATCATTTTACGCATTAACGACCCCACCGTTGAAAGTTAAGATACGCCATGCTTCCATCTTTGTATGCTTTCAATCGGCAGTAGTCGCCAGCAGATTTGTAGTAAGTGCCGTAGTATTTCTTGCCGTTTGTTCCGGTAACACACATTGGCACGCGCTTGTCGCCGAAGCACGAACGATATTCGACGCCGAAGATAACATATCCAAGGGTATCCCCCATCCACGTTGTAATAGTCGGACGGTATGTAATGCCATCTACCGTTCTGTGCTTCCCGTTGACATAAGCGAAGTATTGTTCGGGCGGGTCGTTCTCCCATTCGTAAACTTCAACGGCGCTGCGCTGCTCGTTTGTCACGCGCAAGTCTTCTGGACATTCTTCTGTCCGATACGATTTGTAGTCGCGTGCTTCAAGCCAGTTCTTGTGTGCGTCAATCTTTTCACGAAGCTCTTTGTATTCTTGTTCTGTCAACATCGTAATGCTCCTTAATTATCCAGCCTTGATGTAGTCCAGGCAGAGCTACGATAGTATAGCTCAACCCCTAAGCCCCGCAGTGTTTTCTTAATGCGCTTCATCGTGTTGTGTACATGCTTCGGCGCAAGATTTTCGTGAGACGGGAAACATTCATTGTAAAGCGCACCGACGACGACGTGAACAAGCGTGTCTTCGTCACGAATTAGGCAAGCACGCCACAACGCTTCCCCACAAGTCGTCAAAAGTCTCGCGCCACAGATCGCCGTCTTCGTTGTCCTGCTCGTAGTCGTATAGGTCAGATGTGTGTACGATTACCTGTTCGGCCCAAGCGAACCCGTTCTCATTGTCGTGTGGATAATATACTCCGCGTCCCATTTCAATGTCTCCTTTCGTGACGTAAAATCATTTTACAAATTGCACTTGTATTCCACAATCGCTTCGCGCAGGGCTTGTTCGTACCAATCCCCGCGCCAAGAATTGTAGTAGAATCCGATGACACCTTCTCTAAGAAGCGCAGCGTTGAACACGGCGACGTTTCCTGGTTCGTCGAAGACGACGCCGATCATATTATCGCCCTCGCTAATAAACGACACGACATAGAAACCGTTCCCGTGCACTCCGTTGCGATGATATGTGATCTCAGTAACTTTGATTTTCATTGCTCTCTCCTTTGCAAGCAAACTCTGGTTCAAACAATTCGCCTAACGGCTTTGCCGCTGTCTCTCCGGCGAATCTTCCAGTCAATATCTTGACAACAACGATTGTGAAGCAATAGGTTGTAGAGTCCCAACTGGTTACTTGTCCTACTACGGACTCGCCAGCCACGAGTAGCCCAACTTTATCTCCGATAGAAATATTCATTGCTCGCTCCTTTCTAAAAGTGAAAACACCCCGCGACTTCGTGGCGGCGATTGTCTGCGCCAATATAGTTGTAGCTTGGGTGCGGTTTGTTGTTCTCGAAATAGTGCGCTCCGCCATCGAAAGCGTAGCGGTAGTTAACCTCGCCGACGTACTCGGTGTTCTTATCGATGATCTCCCACCAGTATCCATCATCAACCACGGCATCAGGCTGATCTCTTGCGGCAAGCCAGGCGAAGGCTTCCGTCGCGGCGTTGAGATCGCCTGTCACAAGAAAGACTTCGTGTACAGCGGTCTGGTAGTTGTGCCAGTCAATCGCTTTCTCGGCAGAGCGAATCCACTTTGTTGCATTGGCAAGGGTATCGAAATACTCAACGTTCATGTTGAACTTGCTCATTGCTATTCTCCTTTCGCCTGTCTATCTCTGGACAGGATGTAAAATCATTTTACAGTCAGCGCCCCGACTGTGTTGCCATTAACGTCACGGAGATTTGCCCGTAAATCATCGAACAAATTTCCAAGCCGTTCGCACCTGGCTGCCGCGTCGCGCAAGATACGCGCAACCTCTTCGCCTGCCTCTGGTTGAAAGGCGTCATTGTCCAAGTCGATGTTAATTGCGAGTTTCATTGTTGTTCTCCTTTATCATTCGCGCCGCCTGTTTTGCAATACACACCGCGTCGCATAGTGACCAGTAAATTTGCCCGCTCGGTGCCTCTGGACACGCAAGAGCCTTAAATGCTTTCTCGTCCATCGTGTGGCGCATCGCTCTTTCCAGCATATCCCATTGGTGCAGCGGGATGTCGTTGAAGTATTCATCTGTGCTTGCGGCGATTTTATCTTCTCCGATGTGGCGCTTTACAGTTTCTATTACTGCGCTAGTCACAAACTGTGCGTAGTATTCATTGTGCGAGCACTCGCCAGCAAGGTATTGTTTTCTAGTGTATCCCATTTCAGTTCTCCTTTTGGTTGCGTTCGCGGCGGCTAATCATTCGGAATTCGCCATGCTCATTCATGCGATATGCTCGCAGGTCTGCAAGTGCCTCGCGCCGACTTTCTGATTGAGATAGGTCTTCCCATCCAGCGTATCGTCCCTGGACAACATAGAGATATGTGTACTTGTTCATCTTGCTCCCCTTTGTTTTGAATGTGAATGTAAAATCATTTTACGGGATCAGCCCGCAGAAATCGCCGTCGTTCCTAATCGCGTCGGTGGCAAAGAACATAATCCAGCGGTTTACCTGCTGCTGCGTGAACGCGGCGATCTCTTCGTCTTCGTAATCTGCCAGACATCCACGCAGGTACTTTAGGGACAAGTCGCGCGGCGCATAGAATGACAGTCGCGCAATCCACTGGTCAATATAGCTGGTAACGTCGCCCATGCGAGTGCAGTCTCTCACGCACTCGGCTGGCAATTCCCCGATAAAGTTTCCGTATTCATCGAACCATTTGTTATCCATGTTACTCCTTTAGATAAGCGACCTCACGAAGTCGCCCATTTCTTTGCCGCCTAGATGCACACAGAAGTCAAACAAACTGCCGTGTTCCTCTTCGGTGTAGCCTAGATGCTCGTGGCAGTAATCGTCAAACGCCACAACATCCAACGAGAAACGCCCCGTTACTCTGTGGATAATCTTTTCGTCAAACCCGCAAAGTTGCCGGTCGAAAACCTTGTAGAACTTTTCTTGCATCAATTCGTCGTGGGTCATTGACTTGTGGCGCAGTTCGTTCCAGTGTTTGTTCATAGCACTCCCTTCTCGTATTTATGAAGCCTCATGCTGTAATCAAGAACGCCGTCAAGCGATTGCGCAACTACCGCTCCGCATCCCTGGCAATCAAGCGGCGCATTCACTTCTACGCACCGCCCGTTGTCGCAATGATGCGCCGTACCGTGTCTAAAGATTTTCCCGCACTCCGGGCATATTGCCCAAGGCGAGCGACATAACGGGCATAGTTTCATAGCACTCCTTTCATCTGATTGTAAAATGATTTTACCGAGACAAGCGGGCGAACTGCTCCCGCGTCTCGATATGATTGATGGCCCGCACCACATGTTCGATCTGGCGCGGCTTGACATTCTGACGTTGCTCGCGCGCCATACCGCTTTCGCGGCGGCGCAAGAACCTGTATTGATTGTACGCTTTCATCGCAAGCCTCCTGTAAAATCATTTTACGAAATGCACCGCTCGATTTTATCGGCGATGTCGCGCAGCCTGTCTATCTCATTGCGCAGGCTGCCGGTATAGTGCTTTGCAAGCAGGGGGTTTTCCATTATTGTTGCGATATGTAGCTTCTCCAAATCGGAAATGGCTCGCGGAGACACACCGTCAAGAAGCTCGTATTCCCCATCAAACAGTCCCATCCCGTATGGGTCATCGCGGAGTTCAGGCACATCAATCCAGAACTCTATTCCGTTCCCGTATGGTAGGTTGTCTGCCGGAATTACATCAACAACGCTTCCCTTCGAGAGCACCAACGAATCGGCGTCGGCCCACGGAATACGGTCTTTGTATTTCACGTCTACTGCAAGTATAGCTTTCATGCCGTCTCTCCTTTCGGTTGTCCAGAGCTGGACAGGTGTAAAATCATTTTACAACGCTTCTTCGTCTTGGTCGATTCTGACGACGAAGAATATGTCGCACGGGTCGCCCTCGCCGTTCTCAATCCAGCCGCCATGCTTCTCGGCAATCGCGTCAAGAGCAGCGTACCACCGCTCGTCATCCTCGGCCTCTTTTGCCGTGAAGTTTGAGCACCATGGCATATAATATTTCCCGGATGGCGCGAGGTTCATTACTGTACCGAGATAGAAATATCCGAACATCTCGTCGTCGGGCGAGTCGATAGACGGCTGCGGATTATCTTTTGCAGATGCGACAACATATTTCCAATCCCAATCTTGTTCGATCTCTTGTTTGTACTTCTTTACGCTTGTCATTTCAAACTCCTTTGTAAAATCATTTTACAATCGGCCAGTGAATTCGTGCCGATTGTTGACCGCCGATCCAGCCCCCATGATGATGCGATAGTCGCGCACTTCTTGAAACGTCTTGTTGTACCATTCGACGCGCTCGCGCAGTTCTTCTTGTGACGCGAATGCATGAATGGCGTATCCGCGCAGGCCCGCTTCCTTGGGGTATTTCTCAATCATTACGGCATAGACGCCATGCGCCGTTGCCATCGCAAAGATAGCCAGCGGTTCAAGCATTTCTCGTAACAGCATAATTGATCCGACATGCGGGTCATCTTTGCTGCCAGAATTCCAGTTCGAGCCATCTTCCAGGATGGTAATGTCCAAACACCGGCGCAGAATCTCCGCGCCAGAGTGCGTGTAATCGCACAGCACGCGCATCCCAAGCGAACAGCGTTCCCCGGTCAGAACATCAATGCCCCTGTTTTCAAGTTCCCGCACAACATCGTGGTTCGTGATAGTGTACATCAAACACCTCCTAGTGCTTTTGTAAAATCATTTTACGAAATGAACGTCCACGCCTTGACGCAATCGCCGTCGAAGTCTTGATCCACATACTTAATCACGACGCCAGAGAAAAATGAGTCGTTTGTGTAGGCGTCGAATTCCTGCATCCACTCAGGCGCGGTTCGCCGCTCGACGCGCATAAAGTCGTCGAGGATATACAGCCAGCCGCGATACCAGAAAAACTGGTGTTCGCAATCGGCGTCGTCTTCCAGATCGGCGAACGCCCAATCGTGCTCGCGCTTTGCTTCGCGGAGTCGCGCGGGCGTTAGCTCCCATGCGTATTGCAAGGGGATAAGATGCCCATTACCGATCAATTTTATTTCGCTCATTGTTGCCTCCTTGCACTACAAATCCTCTGGGACATGAGACTCGGCCCATGTCATTAATGCCTCAAACGCGTCTGCCACGCGGCAGAACGTCGCGGCGATAAGTTGATACAGTTTATACCAGAACACAATTGCCTCCTTGTAAAATGATTTTACAACCCGCTTCCAAGATGCCGCATGACCGCAGGTATCCACCACGGCGCATGGCTCGTGGGGAAGCGGGTTGTAAGGTTATTCGTTCCTATTCAACCATGCTCCGATTAAGGAGCCGATGACAATTATCATGAGTAGTCCTAGAAAAAACAACATACGTGGTTCTCCTTTCGATTAGTTACTATAATTGCCCATATTTATTCAAACTGTCCACGTCGGACTGATCCAAGATGACATAGGCGCTTCCTGTATTAGCAAAGCTGTCCATATCAGACGGGATACACAGATGTCTGACGTATTGCCCGGTTACATGCCTGACCATGTGCGCGGTTAAGCACACGGATTGCCCGCTCCGATACGTGCCGTCTGCGTCTGGCCCTTTATTCGCGCTTGCCAGCCATTCGCTGGCCGCTAATTCTATCATTGTTCTCTCCTTTCGTGTTTTGTAAAATCATTTTACAGCCCCTTATCAGACGCCCGATACTTTGGGCGAACCGCATCTTTGCTGACGCGGACAACTGCCGATTCTGCGCCACACTCGCGCAGGGCTTTTGCCAATGCTTCATAGGTTTCTTCACTCATTCCCCACCTATCCTTTGCGCCGACAATGGCGCTATAAGTCGCCAGTCTATCCATGACGGGATACCGCCAACGACTGTTTGGTACAGATAATCCTGCCCGTCAAAACGCCGCCAGCCTGTCAGTAATACGCGCGCGCCGTCTATCTTGCGACGCATGGTCTTGCCGAATAAGTCCACATTGAAAACGGTCATGACAATCTCCTTGTAAAATGATTTTACGCTGCTCGACTTTCTAGATAGTCAACGGCGTAATCAATCCACCACGCGCGATCCGGGTCTTCGTCTTTTTCGTAATAAGTTTCTATGGTTTCCTCAGACAAGACCTTGACATACGCCACGTTATGATCGCCCTCCCATTCTATAACTATTGCGGAGTGCGGCATAGTTTCAAGTATAAAGATTCTATGATCCGACATGCAGTAAACTGATCCCTTTTCCATGTCAATCTCTCCTTGTTTGTGATTACCTATCCGGCTGGACAGGTAAAATGATTTTACAAAAAACAGCAAGGCGCACAGGCGGCAGGCCGATACTTCACGCGCACATCGCGACATGCGCCTTGCCTATTTCCCCATGCCGGAAGTGAGCCGACAAAAGACACCGCGCCCGATCTGACGCTTGCCTTATGGGGATTTTCCAGTCATTGCCCTTCGCGGGCTGGCATCATATATTTATGACGCCTATCTTGTTCATGCGCTTTACGGTGCCCCAGGCGCGTTCCTGCGCATGAAATATTGGCTGGTATGCGCCAGCGTCGCATGTTACCGCTCAAGGCGGCGATCTGCAATGCTTATTCATAAATTCTCCTTGTCTAGGGCTGGACAACCTGTAAAATGGTTTTACAACCTACTTCGAGAATTCAGCGCTGCGGATATTCAGGCCGTAACCAACCGATCCGGTGCTAAACTCGCGGGCGTCAGTGGTTTCGTCTACCAGGACGTTCTTCGGGTCACTGGCGTCCACAATCAGCACGCGCACTTTCGCCACTTTCACGGCTTTGTCCTGCTCTTCGGCCGTCATCTTTTTGCTGCCGATCAGCACAACGTTGAGACCAACAGAAAACGCCGACTTGACTTCCTGATCCTGAGTATTGCGAACGATAGCCATTTCAAATATCTCCTTTGATTGTCTGAAAGTGTAAAATGATTTTACATTCTACACTTGGGGCTTCCGCCTTATCCTACAGCAACAAGAACGCATGGCGGCATGTCGTCGGCGATTCGATAATGCCTTACTCGGCAGACATCACTCTCCCTAGTATCCAAGCTAACGCTCGCGCGCTTAGCTCCGCCATATACAATCCATGCGCTCTTGTTGCCATAGGATGTAAAACGATTTTACATCCCGGCAATCTACTAAATATTGGCAATCAAAAAGAGGCAATTGTCCGCCTCCTGCGCGGTTATCACGCCATCGCACAGCGCCCGCATAACGGCGGCGTCATACGCATAGTCAATCGGGCGATAGTACTCCCGCATATACTCGGCCATATAATCAGCATACAAGCGCACGACGGCATCAAGGGTATCCATTGTTTTTCTCCTTTCGTGATTTTCGTAAAATCATTTTACAAGTTGTCCGCCTCACTGTTTATCCTGACTTGGCACAGGCGCATGAGTATCCATGCGGTCAGTTTAGGACTAGGGCAGTGTTTCATGCCCTATCCAATTGTTTAATTTGCGCTTCTTATTCGGTGACGGCCCATTCACAGAAGGCCGTTATTTCTGCGCTTTCCCAGCCGCGCGGAGCAACCAGCGCTCCACGCTTCACGTTTATAGCGCAGAATTGCTGCGCCACGACCTTGGGCTGGAGCCGCGTCGTGCAGGACGCTGGAAGTTGCTCCCCATCCTTTGTGAATGCCAGGAAGGCATTCTTGCATGTTCGTGTTTGCGCCGAAAAGCGATACGAGCGGCGGGCCGCTCGCGTCAAGGCATTATCCACCTCAAGCAAGGTGGATACAAGGTCGTCGCCGCCGTCAGCGGACACGGAAACTGCCGGAGAGAACAACACAACGAACAGAACGCAGAGACACAACAGCTTTTTCATGATCAAATCTCCTTTGTTTTGACTTGTAAAATGATTTTACAAGTCACTAATCGCGCCACAATTTTCATGCCTTATCCAACATGGCGCATGTTGGGGCATGTGAAACAACTAACGATAACGCAGATTGCGATAACGCCTTTCAACTGAAGGAACGATTGCGCCCTTCACGGTAAACTGTTTGGGGAGCAATCCTTGCTTTTTGGCTTCCAAGTAATGCGCATGACTTTTAAATAATCCCTTGCGGGATTGCGCCATGACTTCGATTGCATCAATTCCATTCTCTCTAGGGAACCAAGTATCCAATTCGCTCATATGTCATTCCTTGCCAGTGTAAAATCATTTTACACACTGGACTTTCAAGTTATAAACTACCGCATGAATAGCACGACTATCCATGCGGTAACCTATAAATTGACATGGGGAAGGGTCACTATAACCCTTCCCCATTCTATAACCTTGTGCGATTGTACTACTTGGCCTTGGCCGTCTCCAGTTCTTTGCGGAGTGCCTCCACAACTTTTTCTGCTGCGGCAAGTTCTGCCATGATGACTTCAATAGTACGCGCCGGTGCCGGTGTGCTTTTCTTGACCGCGGCTTTTTCCTTGTTCACGGCGCGAATAAACCGCGCGGAGGCGCCTCTCATGTTGACTTCGCACTCATGTTTGGCAATGGGTAAGAATTCCGCCCATTTTTCTTGCGGAAGGGTATGATATGCTTGCACGGCCAGCTGCCCCATGTTTTCATAGACATAGCGCATGTTGGCGTCATCGATACACCATGACCAAACATTGACAGTCATGCGGGAAAACATATCCTCAAGGATAGCTTTGTAGTCCCGGCGATCCTCTTCAGACAAGGATGTATACAGCTGGTACGCTTGGATTGTTGCTTTGTCCATGCTATTACCGACTACTAGAAGCGCATGAACAGAATTAGATTCTACCGGAACCTCAACAGGCTTTTTTGTAGTTTTTCCAGACTCCGTAACATCCTTGACCAGAAAATAAACTTTTTTGCGTGAATCATATTTTAACGTAGCCATTTCAAACCTCCATATACTGTGAATAGTGATTAAAATTTTACACTTGCCATTGAGCAAGTGATACACTCAAACTATAAAATTATTTTACAAGTTTATAATTCGAGTCTATCGCTTGCGCGATAGTTTGAGTATCCTATAGTAGCATATCCCATGTCTATTATCACGCCCATTCTATTTGATAGCTGGAAGGTGAATTCGGGGGGATGGTATACTATAGGGATAAAATTGTTAACGTCGCACTTTACTAGTTTCAAGTTTAATCAGATTATTAATAGGCAGGTTAGGTGAAGTATTCCGCACGTCGCCGGGCCCGTGGTTTTGATCATACCCTTCTAAAATTGCGCCCTATAAATGTTTCCTGCGCCCTTGCCTATACTCCGACTAAACTGGTAAAGTGCTGCCGCACTTGGGTAGCGGGTCGGCGGTAGTGACTTCCCGCGTACAATCTTTAATGTCACTAGTCTGGTTAAAAGTGCTGGCTTGGCTTGCCTTGCTTGCCTTGCCCACGTACAAACACAGTATACTCGACTTTTCTCTCCCACGCAATTAAAGAAGATGGCCAAACTTTTTGTTTTTGCAATTCTGCCAGTGTAGCAATGCCTATAAATTGCGCACTTTTGCAAGATTCTATTGCATTTTAGCTGTGAGAGCATAGCCGCGACTATTGCAATTTGTACTTTTTTGCAATGGGGATTGCAATTCTTAAGATTGCTCAAGCAAATAATAAGTCATGTCTAAAATTTTCCCGGTGGGAGAAAAGCATCTTTTTAACTACTGTTTTATAGGGTAAAATGGGGCGTTATGCTCGAAATTGCAGAAACATTCGTACATGCATAATTTGTTGAATAGAACAAATGTTAAAATGTGGGAGAAAAGTATCAAAAATAACCCTAAAATACGGTCTGGGTGGGGATTGTGGCAAAAAAGAACTTTTGTGCATTGTTTTATTGCAAATAGTCTTAAGATAAGGATTGTACTTGTCTTTTGTGCTTATAATGAAGGATACTCACAAACACAAGTGAATTAGAACACTTGTGCTATAATTACAATCGCTTGACATTGTGCATATAATGGAAAGACCGCAAGCAGCGAATAGATTAGAACATTTGTGCTATAACGCCCTAACGGGCATGACCATAACTCGCTTGTAAGTGTATTACATGTAAGTATTGCACTATGGCCATGCCATTGTAAGTGTTGTGCCATTGTAAGTGTATTACGTGCTACACTGTAACTATAGCCATGCTATGATTGCATTGTAAGTATGCTATGCTGTAAGTGTAGTATGCTGTAATGCCGCTATGCTGTAAGTGTATTACGTGCAATACCAGTGTATAGCTTTTGTTGCATGTGGCGCAATGGTGGCAATGGATATTGTGTGCATTATAGTTTTGTGTAGGCATTGTAAAATTGGGTGGCGTAGTATATAAAAGTGTGCAATGCAATTTATATGGTACAACTATGCTGACGCAGCATTAATAATCTGTCGCCCATGCCAGTTGTCAGTTGTCTGACAACTAAAAGCGCATGATCGCAAATTTGCGCAATATTATTGCAATGGTGCGGCGGTATGCTTTGTTTTGTTGCGCGTGCGGTAGATTGTACTTTACATAATGTATATAGTCGGAAGTTTAAATGTACCAGTATACCTCCCCACCACATGCAAAGTGAAACGCGCGCAGCCGCACACACGAACCGTCCCCAAAAATCATGCACAATCCCAAAATGTTACTTGACACAAACCGCCACGCAGTCAAGTTCAACAGAGCGCGTGCGATTGTTCGTCTCGCGGGTTCTAGTATCTTCTATATAGAGGAATATGCACTAAAAGACGAAAAGACACCTATCCAAAAGAGGGGAAACGGACAAACGACGGCTAAACGGATGACAAACGTCATTTTACACCAGACGATCTTATGTTACAATTAGCATCGAACACATTTATGAAAGGAGAGCTATGAAAAGGCAATACGTTTTAGACGGCAGAGAAGTGAAAGTGCTTTCTGAGAATCCGTTGGTCGTGCAGGAGATTGTAGAGGCGACTTACGGCGATGAAGTCTATGAGGGGTATGGGCAAATCTTCACCACTGATCGTGTTTTCGATAATCCGCCTACGACACGCCTGAACGCGGAAGTCGCCCGGCTGAATAAAGAAATCGCCGTGCTAACTCAACAGGTTTACGAGGAACGTTCCGCCTTGTTGCACGCTCAACATGAACGGCAGGATGAAATCAAGCGGCTGGCCGGTCAGGACGACGCGCTATTTAACCTATCCGAAATTTTCAATGGCGGAATCACGCACTTCGTCGAGTGGCGGTATGGACGGGGAGACATTTGTGATATTGCGGAACTCGCCACGCAGATGCAAGATTCGTATCGCAGCGACAGGCACTACATTATGACCGCAGACCTTATACGTTGTCGGGATGGGGAATTAACCTGGCGCGTGTTTGGAAGTATGAAAAAGTACGGCGCGTATCTTGACGAAGAAGGGGTCACGCTGTGTTCTTCTTACGAGCAAGCCCTCGCCGTAATGGCTGACAAGCTACGGCAGGCGGCGAGCGAAGGCGCTAAAGTTGGCGTGCTGGAAATTGCTCGGAAATACAATCTGGAAAGCGCATTGCCGGATGGATATGAAGAAGCGATCCACGAATCTGCGCGTGCAGAAAAGCGTAAAGAGATTGAGCGCGTCCGCGCCAAACTTGACGAACTTTATGCAGAACTTGGCGTGATGCAGGCGTCATTTTGCAAGAGCTAGAAATGTGCTATAATGCAAGAATAATCCCGTGTAGCTCAACGGTTAGAGCGGCACTCTATAAGGTGCGGGTTAGGGGTTCGAGTTCACTCGCGGGAATAGGATCAACATTCAGTAAGGAGACGCAATGGATAGCCAAAAGATTCTTTACGGCAACTCTTATGACGAGTGCTACACTCCTGATTACGCGGTTGAACCACTGTTAAAATACATCAAGCCGCGCTGGATAGTGTGGTGTCCGTTTGATACACCGGATAGCGCATTTGTGCGCGTTCTTAGCGAGCATAATGTAGCGGTTACGTTCTCGCACATCTCCACCGGACACGACTTCTATAACTACGAGCCGCCCTTTGACTACGACTGCATTATCAGCAACCCGCCATTTAGTAACAAGCGCAAGATATTTGAGCGCGCCCTGAGTTTCGGCAAGCCTGTTGCTCTGTTAATGTCACTAGCATGGCTGAATGATAAGTACAGCAAGTGGGTATTTAAGGACGCCGGACGGCAGATGCAACTACTGATGTTTGATAAGCGCATTCATTTTATCCGTGACGGGGTGGTGAGTAAGAAGACCACATTTAGTAGCGGCTATTATTGTTCAGACTTCTTGCCGCGAGACATTGTGATTGAAACGCTGACAGGAGCATAGCATGTATACCCGCGATGAGATCGAAAAACTATTAGAAGAGTACGCTTTGGTTCTGGTACATAACTTTAATGCACGCCGCGACTATGAAGACGCCCTGGCGAACGCCTACCTTTCAGGGAAGATTGACGGCAAGAACGCCGAGCTGCGGGCTGCCCAAGAGTTCGCCGAGGCAGGAGGGCGCAAGGGCATCATGGAATCCACAGCCCTTTCCGTGAAAGCGATTGAGGCACGCATTGGGTTGGTTAAGGCGCTGCTATATTCTAGCAAGGCGAGTGAATAAGCGATGCTCAGTCAATTCGCCGATGACTTACAAAGGGAATACGCCGCGACCGCGAGTATCACGGCTGAGCTGGTTGCCATTACGGGGATAGAGATACCAGAGCTTTATGCGGCGGCGCGCAAGTTGGGGGATTGTCTGTTATTGAATGAGCGGCTATTGATATTGCGCGAGTTCTATTTGAGACAGGGGCGATTACCTGAATTTATACAAGGGGACTAAAATGGCTTCTACAGTATACAAGCTGAATCAACGCGGATTGATTACTCCGCCAAAATGGTTGCCGGATAATATCCATTACGAGACAATAATGGGTAGCATTTCGTATGGAGCAAGCAGCGACACGTCAGACTTCGACGTACTCGGCTTTGCGATCCCGCCCAAAGAGGATGTGTTCCCGCATTTGCGTGGTGAGATACTGGGGTTCGGGCGGCAAAAGAATCGGTTTGAGCAATATCAGCAACACCATATCGTAGACGCGGATGCGGTTGATGGGCGCGGGCGAGAGTATGACCTGACGATCTACTCTATTGTAAAGTATTTTAGTTTGACAATGGACGGAAATCCGAATATGCTAAATTCTCTGTATACTCCACATGACTGCGTATTGCACATTACCAAGATCGGACAAGCCGTACGTGACAATCGCGGCGTCTTTTTGAGTAAGAATGTATATCATCGCTATCGCGGTTTTGCATTTAGCCAAATTAGCAAGATGAAACAAAAAACCGAAGATAGTAAAAGATGGGTGATGATACAGGAGTACGGATACGATTGCAAATTTGCGATGCATGCTATTCGGGCCGTGCTAGAGTGCGAGCAGATATTGACCGAGGGCACGTTGGACTTACGCCGCAATGCAGATATGCTCAAGTCAATCCGTAACGGCGAATGGACAGAACAACAGGTGCGCGATTGGTTTACACAGAAAGAGATGCTGTTGCAACCGCTTTATAATTCGTCGCCATTGCCGTATGCGCCGGACGAAGGTAAGATCAAGCGGTTGCTGTTGGACTGCCTGGAAGAACATTACGGTTCTCTTGCAGATGCCGTGACGATTCAATCTCGTGGCGACGAAGTGATTTCCGAGATTGTAGACGTGCTTGCTAGAAACAAATATCTGTGAGGTGAACAATGTACTACAAAGCACCGGAAGACAAACTGGAACTGTTGCGTAGATTAGAAGAAGAGAAGCGCATAATCCACAAAGAGATCGCCGAACTGCGCAAGCAATTCTTCGCGTGGCTAGAAGGGAACGGGTGGCAGAGATATGTACTCGAAGTACGATACTCTGACGCTTACGATCCGTGGGGTGTTGGCGGGATGCTCCGTGACGGGGATTTGCGGAGTGTTGTCTCGTGTTGAAGTTGTTAAACTGGCCGAGTTCGCCGGATTCAAGGTGATTGATGTTAATCCGATAGTCACTGCAGAGGAAGCCGCTGCTATCAAGGTTGTTGCCCCTGGCGCGCAATGGATTGCTAGAGATGCGACTGGCGATGTGTGGGCGTATACAGACAAACCATCGCCCAAGGGGCTTAACTATTGGGGGGGCGACTGTCGTGCTGCTCCTATCCCGTTCTTGGAAGATCGGTTCGCCAATGTGCCGTGGAAAGAAAGCCTGATGGAGATTTAAGATGACATTCATTACCGGAGACGACGCGATTGTTGCAGAACTTGCCAGGAAGATTGGCGTTGACCCCAACAAATGTAGTGGGATAGAGATAGTAATAGACATACGCCCAGGTAAACTTTTGATCGCGCGAGCGAACATGCTGATGGACGAAGAGACAGTCGAGTTTGTTACCCGACGTTTTAAGTTTGTCCTTGACGAAAGTGACGCATTGCAAGAAACCGCGTGATGTTTGTCGCTTTGCTTCACGGCAGAATCGGATATACTAAGCGCATATTTTAACAAGGAGAACGCAAATGACATTCACTGGCCGTGTAATTCCACCTCGTAGGGGTTCCGGGTGTATTGCGCTGTTGATCGGACTTACCATTGCCGTTACGCTCGTGACCTGGGCGATCTCGGCGGATCAAAAGATCGACGATTTGCGCCCAAAGGTTACAACGTGCTGCTTGCAAATGACTAAAGATTGGTGTATTGAATGCACCAAGTTTGCTGATCCGAATGACTTTGAGTATTACAAGCAACAGTACGAGGCGAGTAAATGATGAGAGACCGTTAATGAATATGGGGATATACTGATGCCTAACTACAAATTGTACCGAGACGACAATCGCAATGTGTTGCCAATGCTACCAGAAAACAGCATTGACACTATTATCACCGACCCGCCGTATGGGATAAATTTTATGGGGCGCGGGTGGGATCGCGGCGTTCCCGGAATAGAATTTTGGGAACAGGCTTTACGAGTGGCGAAGCCAGGAGCATATATGCTCGTGTTCGGCGGCGCTCGTACATTTCATCGTATGGCGTGCTATATCGAAGACGCCGGTTGGGAGATACGCGACACTATAATGTGGGTGTATGGCAGTGGTCGTCCGGCTGGAATGAACATTAGCAAGGCGATTGATAAAGCAAGAGGCGCGCAGCGCGAAGTCGTTGGCGTAGCCAAAGGCGCGGGGATGAGCGTCAACGGAGTTGGCAGAGGAACAATCCGCGATGACAACTGGCAACCGGAGAGCCGCGACTTGCCTATCACCGTACCGGCAACCGATCTGGCGCAGCGATTCGATGACTATCATACTTGCATCAAGCCGTCATTCGAGCCAGTTATCGTGGCGATGAAGCCGCTGGATGGCAACTACGTGAGCAATGCACAGAAATGGGGATTGGCGGGGTTTAACGTGGGGGAATGCAGGACAGAAGCCGAATCAAGGACAATGAAGACCGGGCGAAGTACAAAGAACGCCTATGGCAAGTTCGATGAATGGGACGGCACATATAAAGAGGTTGGCGAGGGCCGTTTCCCTTGTAATTTAGCCCACGATGGCAGCGATGAAGTTCTCTCTCTATTCCCGCACACTAAGAGCGGGGCAGTGAAACCGGGCGGCTTTGTGGGCGAACACACTCCGGGAGTGTGTTACAGCAAGTTTGTAAACAACGTCATCAATCCAGAAACCGTCTATGCAGATGAGGGTAGTGCGGCACGATTCTTCTATACGGCTAAAGCGTCACCGTCTGAGCGCGATTTGCATTGCCAGCATCTCTACTGGCGACGCGATAAGTTGTCCAGCTCTGGATACGCGCGGATCACAAAGGACGAGTACGACGCCTTGCCGGAACGCGAGCGGATGATTGGTAACATTCACAACACGGTTAAGCCCTTGTCACTTATGCAGTGGTTGGTGCGCTTGACGAAGCCGCCTCACGGCGGCGTGGTACTCGATCAATTCGTCGGAAGCGGTAGGACTGCGATGGCTTGTGCGCGCGAGATGCGCGACTTTATTGGCGTAGAGATGGACGGCGATTATTTCGAGATCGCCGAGACGGTCACGGAAGCAGAATATCGTATTGCAAACCAGAGGTTGTTCTGATGAACGATAAATACTCGGCGCGCATATTCATCCCGGACGACGCACCCCAAGCGCAACGCGCCTATGCCGAACAGTCTATTAAGCATCAAATACTCGGCGCGCTAGTTGATGAGATGTGGGAATCCGCAGAGCCATATACACATCCATACTGCATCGAAATCGTGCAGAAGTGGGAGAATGTACCCGGATTCAAATATATGAGTATGTACGATCAGGACTATCCAGGCCCGGGGCAATATCTCACGCTAACACTGCACATTCATCATGTAGGTGTCACGGACTACATCTTCGCCCCGCAAGAGATTGCTTATGAGTGGACACCTTCGCCCCGCAAGACTGTCAGGGAACGAATCTCGCGAGCGATCAAATATATCGTGCGCGGAATGTGACACTCTGCGCGGCTCGTTATTACATTCATCACTGTCGTCGCGGATGATTCGTGATAAGATAGACCTATCACAAACAAAGGAGAAACTGTTATGTGGAAAGTTGTTGCCATCTTGATACTTGTGCTCATTGCAATCGGAGTTGCCGCATACCTATCCTGCGACGTGCGGGCTTGGATGGGCTGCATAAAGATCGGCGCTGACGCGGCTGTGTGTCGGCAAATAGTGGAGTACACATGCCGTTAGTAAGAGCGGCCCTGATTGTTATCGTTCTGGTGTCTGGCACTGCATCTCAATACGGCGGCGGGGTTGCGGAGCGTACTATAGCCGTGAGGCAACAAACCGATCCGCCACGAGTCTCGATGACGTTGCCGCAAGAATTACCAGAGACGGACGGCTATCTCGCGGTCTTGGAGTGCGAACATATCGGGGAAGTGTGGTGGCTGCGTAATGTGAAGACGGATGATGTGCGTTCTTTCCTGGTGATTGATTGCGCCGGGGACGCGCAGACAATAAACTGGATGATTAACGGCGGTATTGTCGGAGAGATTGATTGGGGCAGCGCGTTAGCTTGGGATACGGTAGGTTATGGCATTAAGGTAGAAAGAGTTGTGTTTAGTCTTCACGAACCATATTAAGGAGAAAATAATGATCGCTTTAATTTGTACGCAATGTCACGGCAAGCTGGAGATTACTGACGATAGCAAGGCGTTTGTCTCGGACGGCATCGCCATTGTACGGGCACGGCAATCTATCAAATGCCCGTATTGCGGGACTGAGTATCTTCCTGGCGACGAGATGCAAGCAGGCGGCGGGGATACCGTTATTGTTGGAGACGGCAACGTGGTTGGTGGCAATAATGTCGTAGCCTTTCAGCAGGACGGGCAGAAAGTCAATTGCCAGATCAATATGACCGCAGATAGGGTTGACGGAGTTCTGGTCGGTGCGCAGATCGGCGCTATCGGAGATAATATTCAAATCAACGGAATCCATTTCGGGAGAAAATAATGATTGCCAAGAAAGACGTATTGAAATATTTCCGCGAGATGGCAAAATACCATATCGATCCACAAACGGGCGAGATGAGCGCAACGCTCTTGGCGGAGGACGCGGCTTCTTACTTCAACGCAGAGGAAGGCGCTGATGACTACGAAAATATCTACGACTGGGCGGCAGAGTATGCCATCGAACACAACGGACATTAGACCATACTGGAAGCCCGAACCGAAACGCCTTGGTTTCTCGTGGTGGGCGTTGTTGTTGCCGGCGATTGTGTACACTATTGGAGTGATAGTGTATGCGCACAATGCGTTCGTTCCGGGGCTGGCGGCGAAGAACGGTCACGAGTGGGGTTCTGCTTTCATGGTGCTTGGTGGGGAGGCGTCCACAATTGCGGCGGCGGCGGAGGTGTTTCGCAAACATCGCATTAAAACTGGCAATAAAAGAAAGGTTCTGTGGTTTAACACGGAGTCCAGCGAGGCTAACGCAATGGATTGGGCGGGGATTTTTATATCTCTCATTGCGACCTTGGGAAACCTATTTGTGGTGTACGTGTCTCTTACAAGTCTGTCGGCGCAATGGGTGGGCTTTGTGCGCGAGTATGGCGCTCTTGTTCTTATTCTGTGTAGCGGTATTGATTTCTATGCCGGGTTAATGGAGTTCGGTTTCTACAACGCCTCATTCGAGGAACGCTGGACAAAGTGGAATGACGGTGCGCACAACTGGGAGACACAAGAGCGCAACCGAATGGAAGCCGAGAAAAGTAAACCCGCGCAGGCTGCGTTCGATGAGAAAGCAGAGCGCGCCAGAATAAAGCAAGAGTTGGCTGACGCACAACAGAAGAAAGTCCTGGACAATCTATTGAAAGATGATGTCACCAAAGCCGTGTACGATGCAATCCGTACGCATCCAGACGCCAGCAACAGTCAGCTTGCAGAAATCACTGGCTACTCACGCACAACCATCGCCAACAAGATTGATGTGTTGCGAGCGGCTGGGGCAATCAAGTAACATCTATCACGGCTAATGTGCAATCAATGTCATTTGCAATACGGCGAATTGGTGGTATATTGAAAACAATTCACAGCAAGGAGAAAACAAATGGATGACGATTACATTGATGAATATGTGGTAGCGAGATCGGCAGAGTCGTATATCCACGACATCGGCTTCTTGTCCAAGTTCCTCGAATTGGTGGTAGAGATTGCTAAGGGCAAGTGTGTACAAGAGTGCCCGTCTTGCGGCGGTCGTGGTGACATACTTGACCGGCAATTGGGAGAGGGGCGAACGTGCGAAGTTTGTAATGGCAGTGGCAAAGTCGTGTGGGCGATTACCTGTCGCCCGTATGATCCCAACGAGCCAGTACCAGAAGATGATCTGGACGATATTTCATTCTAGGGCACATACATGGACATTCTTAGTTGGATTATCAATATTGGCGCAATAATTGGGTGGGTGGTTAATATAAAAGCGCGCAAGTACGCGATGATTATATTCGCCGCTACTACAATCTTGTCTATTGTGTATTTCGGCGTAACGGCACAGGTGCCATTTTTCGCCCGTAGCATTTTCTATCTTGTCATTGATATTGCCACATTAATACATATCAAAAACCATGAGGTGAAACAGTGAAAGCTATTGCGATTTTGCATTGGGTTGCGTTTTATGGGCTAAACGTCGGAATGGTGGCCGGTGATATTCCTGCCTGGACTGGTGTTCCGCTGATGATTGTCGCGCTTCTTGTTGCGGCGGCAAGCACGCAGGCGGTAAGGAATGCGGAAAACGTGCTGGCAATGGCGCATATTTATGCGACCGGCGTTAATCCGAACGATGTTACTGGAACGGGCAATGGCAAAGCAGAAACTCCCGCCGCTTGAAGTGTTGATTGATTTGTGCCGTACACACGGCGTGCAGAGGGTTGCCGAGATGTACGGCGTAACCAGGGCGGCAGTGTACTCGGCTTTCAAGAACTCTAGCGTTTCAGTACCAGAGCGAGAGACGAATGTATTAAAGCGTCCTCTCGAAGCTAGGCTGATGGATGCGTTGCTGTATGTGTTAAACGCCCACCAAACTCCGGGCGATCCGTATTATGGATACGCCAGAAAGGTTTGCCCAGATGTTATTCCAGAAATCACACCATTTAAGTTCAAAGACGACGAGCGTTCTTAGAATCGTATATGCGGTTATCTTATATTACATCATCGCCGCGACGCTCGCGACATACATTATTATGTCAGCATTGGTTAGTTATGTAAAGGAGTTGTTATGCAAACGCTAGGCGATTTGAGAAACTTGGTAGATCAATACGCAGAGGATTGTTGGGATGAGAGGCTGGCGGCAGGTGATCTACATTATGTCGCAGACAAGATCGTGCGCTATCCGACTCAGCCGACTTTATTCGAGCAGCAGTCGGTATTGATGGAGCTGGCGCTGAACGATTATGCATATGCGCAATTTAATGGGCGCATTGGTGGGCCAGACCTGCGTTGGATCGGTGATCCAGACCGTTGCCCGCCAGACCTAGAAGCGACAATCCTTAATCGCCTTTTGCAAAAAGAGGCAGAGGCGGGGCGCGAATATCTGATGCGGGCGCAAGGCGACGCATTCCGTGCTGTTTTGTCAACCGACTACACCGTGTTCGACAATAACAGATTTGTCGGTCTCGTAGAGCGCGGTATGGAAACGGTTGGCAAGGGCGTTGATGCGTTTGTACATCGTCCGAGCGTAGGGGATCGGTTGCGGGCGTATATTTTGCTGCCGCAAATTACATTCTCGGATAAATACGGCGGATTACATCCCGGCGTGTACATTCGTAACAGCGAGATCGGCGATGGTAGTGCGCGAGTGACGGGCGGGTTGTATCGCTCGGTTTGCACGAACGGCATAATCTATGGATGGGAAGCGGAAAACTGCGGTGATTGTACGGCATCGCTATTTCGACTCTAACGTGCTTGCCGCGATGGTAGCGGGTGCGCTGGCTGAGGGGCTGCGTCTTTCAGAAGAAGCCGCAGAGAAGTTCGTGGCAAGCGAGTCCGTGCATATTGAAAGCAAATCGCTACGCCCGCTGATTGACAAGTGGGCCGAGAAATACGGCTTGTCAAAGACCGTAGCCGACGAATGGCAAGGCGCATCTGTCGGTAACGCTGGCGAATCCGCACGGGCAAACGACGTGCGAATGATGGACGTGGTTAATGGCGCGACGTATGTGGCGCAGCGACAAGAAAACGAAACATTCGCAGAAGCCATCGAGCGGATGGCGGGTGAAATCTTACAGGGGGTGAACGTCGGTGATCGAGATACTGTTTTACAATCAGATGGACAAGCGCATGTACAGCCAATGTTTCAGTGGGCATAGTGTTGTATCTGCATTGCTGAAAATTTGGAATAGCGGTAGAGCATTGCGTGATGTTGTGAGGGTCGAGCGTGTTCAGGAACCTGCATGGAATTAGAGAGGGGCGCGAATACGAAGATATGTTTCTGCGCAGGAGAGGGATTGTGGCGCGGGTAAACGAGCTGTTCGTCAAGTTCGTTTATGCTGACGGTGGAGACGGTATGTTTTCGCTAGATGTATTCAGAAACAGGTTTAGATTCTTGGGGGAATAACATGGAGCTTGTATTTTTGCTTGTTGTATATTTTCTATTCGGCTACTGGTACGCATACGGCAAACAGACAGACAATCTTTTAGAGTTCATGGTAATTCTTGTGTTTTGGCCTATGTTCTTGGGTCACGCGCTGGCATAGCAATGAAAGTTAAAATCATTGCCACTACTCAGGCTCTTGATTTCGAGCCGCAATATCTGATCGAGTACGCCGGGCGTGTATGCACGAACTCGTTGTCCAGGTTTGGACAATCAGAGCGATTCATCCGTCAACGGATTGACGAGCAGCACTTGGGCTTGTTAGAGCACAACTCTGTGACGTTCTTGGTTGAAGGGATTAGTCGGACAGCAAGCCATCAGCTTGTGCGGCATCGTCTGGTGAGTTATGCCCAAATGTCGGAAAGGTACTGCGAATTTAACGAGCCATCATATGTTGTGCCAGAGTCGATCCGCAAGAACGAAGAGGCTCTATCTGCATACACCAAGATTGCAGACGGGCTATTCACTATGTATTGTCTTTTGCGGGCCGACGGCATACCAAAGGAGGATGCGCGTTTTGTGCTTCCCAAAGCCACGAAGACGACTATTCTGATTACAACAAACTTGCGTGGATACCTGCATCTATTTGATATGCGCATACATCCCGCTGCACAGTGGGAAATCCGCGATATGTGCATTAAGATGCTTGACTTGTTGATATACTACGCACCGGCAGTGTTTGTTCCATATCGCGAGAAAGTGGCGAGTGAACACCCAGAATGGTTCGAGGCACAAGACGAATAGCTGGCGAGCGCGCTATCACTTGTTCAGGATTTTGTTGTTGGCTATCGCTGTATTGGCGATAGTAGCATTATTCGTGTTTTGTTCTGGAGGATAGCAATGGACTGCGAACATCTGGAGACTGACGAGATCGTTGAACTTCCCGGCGTGATTATGTGCTCGGATTGCCACGCCCTATTTGATGTATACGATCTGGATAATATTCCAGCGTTGACCAAGCCGCTAACGGCAGATGAACTCAGCATCATCTTGGCTGCGGTAAAGGGACGGCTGGCGCATGCAGCTTAGGTTATGGTTCGACAAAGAGATCGCCCCGCCAGAGGGGGGAGACTGGCAATGGATTAGACACAAGGATATGCTAGACTCGATTCTTGGTCTGAACTTTAACAGCATTGAAATTGTCATTAGTCTTGGGGATTGTGCAGATAGCGTTGCGGTTGCCAGAGAGATGTCATTTTTGGCATACTTCAAGGCCGTAGTTGTGCCGATCATGCTAGAACAGCACACCGAGAGCGAAGAAGTTGCCAAGTACATTAGAAGTGCATACGAGAGTTGGGGGATCGATGTCTAACGAAACGGTACTTTGTATTACAAACGACCCGAAATTTAAATGGGCAACCGGGGCAATGTTGGATGGTTATGCGGCATCTGAATTTATCCGCCACTATCAGAATGAATTGTGGCGTGACACCTGTATGCTCCCGCGCAGTGTTGCGGAACACAGCCACCAATTCTTGCAGGTAATCCCGTACATCGTGGTATTCAGCCGCGATACATTACGGGTGCTTCAATACCGCCGTACTAAAAAGGGCGGGGATGAGCGCCTGTACGGGAATTGGTCGGTCGGTGTTGGCGGTCACATCAATCTACAGGATGCCGCGAATGGCAAACTGTCGTTCTCGGCGATGGTGAATCGCGCCCTGTTGCGAGAGTTCAACGAAGAATTTGCCTACGACTATTTCTGCCTTACGGCTACTCCGGCAGGATTGATCTACGATGACTCGAATGATGTCGGGCGTGTGCATATTGGTATCGTTTATTACGCGACTGCCAGTGGCGTGTATTGTGTTGATACAGAGAGGCATACGGACTTTGGGTTCGTGTCGCTGAACGACATCAATGAGGACGAGGGTTACGAGAGCTGGTCTAGGCTCTTAATCAAAGAGTTGCGGAAGTGACAAGCGGCGTGAGCGGCGGTGATGTTTGTCACTGTTGCTCACGCCTAATCGTGCTACAATCTAAGCATACCGATTAAAGGAGAACACTGATGAACGATAAAGACAAGCAAGAGAAGATTGTTGCGCTAGGGGCGGCATTGGCGCGTGCGGAAGCAGTGGTGGAGAGCATTAATGCAGAACTGGATTCGCTTGTGGAATCCGACCCAGAGAAACTGTTTGACATTTGGGCGATCAACCCACAAAAAGCTATCGGGATTGCCGAACGCTTGGGGTTGGACTGGTTTTTGGATACGCATACGATTTAAGATGCCGTACATTAGATCAAAGACATTCTGCGCCGACAAAGTACAATATCAAAACGGTATCGGGTGTTGTATCTGGCACCCCATGCCAGACAACGAAGAGACTGGTCTGGCATGGGACTTTAATTATGCAGACATCGACGAGCTGATTGGGTTGCTGTACGATCTAAAAGCGATTCCAGCAGACATCTACGAGGACGAGGATGAAGACCGCGATTCTGTTTCTTAAATCGATGCGCCCTAAGCAATGGGTCAAGAACGTGTTTGTGCTTGCGCCGTTGTTCTTTGATCGCAAGCTGTTCGATCTGCAATATTTGTGGAGCGCCACGCTTGGATTCTTGGTATTTTGTTTGGCATCAGGATTCGTGTATGTACTCAATGATATTGTAGACGAGAAAGACGATGCCAGGAATCCACGCAAGGCGCATCGCCCGATTGCCAGCGGTGCATTGAAGTGGCAAACGGCCGCGGGACTGTCCGTTCTTGTAGGAACGGGCGCGTTCGTTCTGTCGCGGATTGTAAATGAGCAATTCAGTTATATCTTGGGCTGGTATATCGCCATGCAGTTGGCGTATACGATGTCCTTGAAACACAAGCCGATTGTAGACGTGCTATCAATCACCACCGGCTTTGTGCTGCGTGTTGTCGCGGGGATGTTCGCCGTGAACGCCGAGAGCATGTCGCTATGGCTTATCCTGTGCGTGTTCTTCCTGGCGTTATTCCTGGGATTCGGCAAACGTTATGCCGAGTCCATTAACGGTAATGCGCAGAGCGCGCGGGACAAAAACTACAACAACCATGAATTCACGGGGCAATTACTCAACATCTCGGCAACGCTGTGCATCGCTATGTATTCACTCTACACCATCACGGCGACAAATATGCGGAGCAATCATCTCGCGGCGACAACGATTGTGTTTGTGGTCTATGGCATCTTTCGCTATCTCTATCTGGTTCATATCGAGAAGATGCAACTCGCGCCCGATGAGGCGCTGTTAAAAGATCGGGCGTTACAGGTTGACATCGCCCTATGGGGCGTAGCAATGTTTGGGGTGATGTATTTATGAGTACGATCTACGGGACAAATGCCGGGCTATATATTAACGGAGTCGCCATGGAAGAAGACGCGGAGCACATCGCCAAACTTATCGAGAGTATAGAGCGCCGCGAAGAAATGGGGCGCGAGTGCCTAGAACGTATTGCCAAAGCGTATCTTGGCGCGCTAGAGAAGATCGTTGAAGATACAAGCGCCGAGTGTGGGCAATACGGCGCGGCGTATATGAACCTGAAAGCCATTGCGCTGCGCGCCATCGGCGAAGGGTACAATATCAGAGATTATTTTGTGCGCGAGATGATGGGGGAATTGTAATGTACACAAAAGGGCATTGGACATTCGACGGTGAAGAATGGGTGTCTGACGAAGAAGGTTTCGACGTAGCGCATATTGGGCTGCGGGAGAAGGACGAGATGATCGCAAACGGCTATCTTATTACTGCTGCGCCGGACTTGATAAAGGCTTGCCAGATGGCGATAGAATATATGCGCACATCGGTTGTCGCTGATTTATGGGAAGCGCAAATTGATTTTATCGAGATGATTGTCGCCAGAGCGACTAGGGGCGCATGATGTACACTGGCGTATCGTCACATGCAAACACAGAAGCAGAAGGATACGCAGACATCGCCAAGCAATCCGTTGATGCTCTGCTGAAAAAGATTGAATCCCTAACTGCCAAGCTCAACACCGAGAACGGCGTGATGAGCGAAGTGAAGAAAATCTCTTTCAGCGGGCACTGGCACAGCAATGTTATGTACTACGACGATAGCCGCTACGGAAGTTCGTGGAAAGTCGCTGTTGCTAACGCGCGTAAGACTGTATCTGAATGGCGCGACAAAGCAGAGAAAATGCACGCATCCAACATAGACGCCATTGCTAATAACGAAAAGGCACGCGCGCGTATCGAATCAGTGATGTCGGCGATTGGTATCCCGCAAACATACACGACACACGAATACAAGACAAAGCGATCTCGTGAAAAAACCGCAATTAAGAACGTTGCCGGTTATCGCGGCGACATTGAGCGATGGTTGCCCGTTAGCGATAACTATGACGTCGAGATGAAGCGATACGTCGAACTGGAGCAGCAAATCAACGATTTCGAGAGAAAGATGCAAGCCGAGGAACGACAGCAAGCGGCAGAGAAAGAACGCAAAGAGCAAGAAGAAATCAGAAAGCGCAAAGCCGACCTTGAGCTTGTGGCTTTGTTATCTAAGTACGGGTTGCCAATCGAGACAGATGAATATACGCTCTTTGATACAATCGTTAATTCCAACAAGTACCTGCGCTTGGCACATTATATGCAACGCAATCGCGACGACTGGTCTGACGGGCCGTCTCTCGCGCAGTACGGACTAGATAGCTTCTCGGCTGAAACAGAAACAGACCGCGAGATTTACGAGCAAGTGTCAGATCGCATTAGTCATTGGGATGGCGACGGCAGGGTATTCCGCGATATGGAGTGGAGCTACGATCAAATCGTCTCGTTTGGAGTTCCTTGTGATCTTCACACCGACTACCAGAAAGCATACGCAATGATTAAGGAGTAATTATGTACTGGAAGTATTTGAAAGCCCTATTGCGGCATAAGTGGTTTGTGCTGGTTGAGTGCGTGCGGCTAGGCGTTCCGCTGTTGGGGATTCTACACGACTGGTCGAAGTTCTTGCCGTCAGAGTTTATCCCGTATGCGCAAAGATTCTATGGGAATACCATGCGCTACGACGACGACAGAATTTTGCGAGCGTTTGCTATGCACTACAAGAGGAATGCTCACCACTGGCAGTTTTGGCTCTTTCAGGGCTGCCAGGAAGACGGCTGGCATATTCGCGGCGCAAATGGCGTGTACGAAATCTGGCGCGACGCTGGCGATTATGCGCGGGTTGCGTTTAGGGGCAGCTTTCAATACAACTCACAAGACTTTGTGTTATTCGCATTACGGCAATGCCAGACACCCGTGCCTATGCCAGATCGCTACCGCAGGGAGATGCTTGCGGACTGGATTGGTGCGGGGCGCGCCTATGGTAAGCAGCAGGGTAACAACAACGATCCAGATACGAAGCAATGGTATCTGGACAACAAGGACAAGATCATTCTTCATCCAGAAACGCGAGCATGGATTGAAGAGCAACTAGGAGTAAGCAGTGATTAAGATTATTCGTGGTAGCGAGCAAGATATGTACGTAGACAAGAAATACAACTTCGCCGAATGGTTCAACCGCGAGAATGGCGCGTATATTCGCTCTGGCGTGATTGAGGGCACGGTGGATACGGGCGTTGATCCGTTTATGCGCAGTATGCCCTCACTCATCGATATAGGAATCATGGGCCATTGCGTTCACGGCAAAAGCGGGTTATGCTTGGCGTCTGGTGTGCAGTGCTACCAAAGTGGGCTGACGCGCAACGAGCCGAATATGAGCGTTGAAGACTACGAAAGCATTATGCACCAGAGTCAAGGCGTTGTAATGCAATGCTTGCATGAAGACGAGATTGTACTTAGTGGGGATCGTGGAGTTATAAGGATTGCCGATGTGAAAATCGGCGAGAAAATTCACGACGGTTTTGCTGGTTATATTCCAGTTGTCGCTAAGTCGGAATCTGTTAAGGACATTTTTGAGATTGCGATTGATGGCGGGAGAAAGATTAAAGCCACTGCGGATCACACTTTTCCGGTATTAACAGAGGACGGGCGGAGAGTAGAAAAACAGGTTTGCGAAATTGTCGGTGGCGATAGAATGGTTATGGCTACACCGACTGCATTTAATGGAATTACAGAGCTTAATATAGCCAGGATGATAATTGATGCGGGGCTTGGATATAAGTTCAATGTCCGCATCGACGGAAAGCGGTCTGTGAAATTGTCAATGTACGACGGAAACCTTGACTCGGTGGTTGTGGCCTTGGGCGTGGAGCGGTCGCAGTACACAGTCCCATCAATTATTCCCGTGTCAGCAGAGCTTATGCGAATGATCGGATACTATGTAGGAGACGGGTCGCGCAGAAGCTACGTTATGGGCCTTGCGAAAGAGGCTATGTTTCTTGATTTAATACATTGTGTTGATTCTGTATTCCCGAATCTCGGCTATCACATCACCAAGAAAAGCAATAAATACGTTTTTGAATTTGGTTCAAATATTTTACACAAAATCATATTTGATATTGCATTTGGTTGTCGCGGCAAAGATAAGAAGAAGCAACTCCCAAACTTTATCTTTGACCTCTCTCAGGATATGGTGACTGAATTCCTGGCTGGATATTTCTGTGACGGGGATCTGAAGTATGATAGTGTTAATGGAGCGTCTGTTGTATTTAACACTTCAAGTAAGTATTTGGCATCTGGACTTTCTATGCTTTTTAGTGTGAAGTTTGGCATTATTCCGTCTGTTTCGTCTGAAAGTGGCGGTGTTTCTTTTGACAAGAGTTTCGGGAGATCGATCAATAGAAGCACGAGATATAGGGTTAGAATATACAATAATCATGACATCAATATTATAAAATCCGCGACGAGATTCCACTGGAACAGTTCCGGGTTCTTGGATTGTGTTGCAAATAATATTAACAGCAAAAATTCAAGGCTGTATAAGGATAATGTGGTCGTATCTGTCACCCCCGCCGGTATGTCTCGCGTGGTTGATATTGAGGTTAAAAGCGACGCGCACCTATTTGTTACGTCAAACGGTATTTTGTCACACAATTGCGCGCTAGGCGGCCGTGGTGATCCAAACAAGCACGAGCAATTCGGCGACATCCTAAGAATGACGCGCGAGTACGGCATTATCCCCAACTATACCACAAGCGGCCTTGGACTCACCGATAAAGAAGTAGCCCTACCAAAGATATGTGTGGTGCCGCTGCTGTTTCGTGGTACCGCTCACCATACACGCTCTCCGCAATTGGCAGGCTCGTTGATGCTGGAGTGACTACAAATATTCACTACGTTCTCGGTAACAACTCAATTGATGAAGCGAATTGCCGCCTGTTAAACAACAACTTTCCTGATGGCATTAGCGCAGTAGTGTTCTTGCTGCACAAACCGGTTGGGCTTGGACAGCAAGCGAATGTGTTGCAGCCGGGCGATCCAAAGCTGGACAAGTTCTTCCAAATTATTGATAATTGGAATGGCGACTTCAAGATTGGATTTGACAGTTGTTCTATTCCTGGTATAATCAACTATACCTCAGACATCAACATGGACAGCATCGACACCTGCGAGGGTGCGCGGTTCAGTATGTACATTACACCGGATATGATCGCTACGCCGTGTAGCTTCGACCAGGAATTGAAATACGGCGTTAGCCTGCGCGATCATACGATTGAAGAGGCGTGGAGCAGTCCGCAATTCGAGGCGTTCCGCGACCAGTTGCGCAATCGCTGTCCGGGATGCGCCGTGCGGCAGAACTGCATGGGTGGATGTCCGTTGAAACCAGAAGTAGTGCTGTGTAATCGTAGGGAGAAGACGCGGTGAAAACACGACAGGGCTTTGTAACTAACAGTTCCAGTAGTAGCTTTATCGTATTGTGCAACACCAGAATGATGACGCCCGGATTTGGGTTGGGAAAGATCGTCCGAATCGGCGATAGCGGCGAAATTGAGTTCGGATGGGAAAACGAGAAATACACCGACTTCTATGACAAGCTAAACTTTGCCGCCTTGCAAATTCTTGAAGCGGAGAGATGCGGAGATACTTGCTGGTATAATACGCGCCGCGAGACCTGGCGACCAACGCTAGAGAAAGCATTGCGCGCATACGCCGGATTCGATTATGTTGAGTGGGTTTTAACGAACAAATATCCAGTGCCAGACGGAATGGTGGACGGGTATATCGACCATCAGTCATCCGCCGCCGAGGGCAAGAACACGGAAATCTTTGCCAGCTACGAAACGCTGTGCGACTTCCTGTTTTCAAAAGACTCTTATATTCAAGGGGGGAATGATAACGAATGAAGATCAGGGTTGGTTTTGTGACGAATAGTTCTAGCAGCTCGTTCGTTGTTATTGGCAAGCGCGTCAAGCTAGAAGAGATCGACTTGTCAAAAGGTGACTACATTGTGTTTGGCAACTATATGTGCGAGGGGCAAGATGTATTCGCTATTACCGAAGATATGCTGGATGTGCTGGGCACGCTTGCATACGACTTTGAGTATTGTTTGGTTTACAAGTATTTAAGAGAACCAGATGGCACAGTCGTCACTATCCACGGAGGCGATTATCAAGTGTGGGCTGGCAACGAAGATCAGCATTCCTCTATGTCAGCAGATGATCTATTGGAAAACTACGAGACGTGGTGATCTATGAAAATTAGACAAGGGTTTGTTGCCAATAGTAGCAGTAGTTCGTTTGTGTTAGCAATCAAGCGCCTGCCAGACATGGATGATTCTGTCGTCGCTGCTCATCTGGTCTTGAAGTATGTGTACAAGATGCTTCTCGACACTCTGGAAACGAAAGCGGACGATGTGGTGCGTACCAAATCCGAATACGACGCCTTTATTATGAGGAAAGTGTGGAATAGCGGTAAGCATGAATCAACGCTTGCCGCACTTGCCTACGAGATGGATGACGATGACGGCGCGGCAGACTTATATGCCAAGAGAATTAAGATGCTCGAAGACGGCTTTGCGTTATACTATCTTGACATCGAACATTCAGACGAATCGCTCGCCGAAATGCTCAGGGCAATGTCAGACGGCGAGAATATTACATTCACAGAGGATTATTTATGAAGAAGCGCAACGGATTTGTTACCAACTCTTCTAGCACAACTTATATCTGTGAGATCAGCGGCGAGAGCGAAACATTTTGGGACGGCAATTCTCGCCGCGACTATGGTTTTGTGATGTGCGAGAACGAACACACTTTGCTAGAAGAATTTGTCGAGGGCGAAGTTACACCGGAACTCGCACGCGCCTGGATTGATCGAGCGTCTTACTCTAAACCGGACACCGCCGCAATGAGCGACGACGAGGCACTGGAATACTGCGACAAACTAGACGGCGACATTCCGCAAGAGTTATGCCCAATCTGTCAATTCAAGGCGCTCTCGCAGCCGGAACTGGCAAAATATCTGGAAAAGAAATATGGCATTTCGCGCGATGATGTGTTTGCCGAAGTTAAGAAAATCAACAAGCGGCGCAAGAAGCTATACGACAGCGAGTACAATCGTCATGTAATGAATATCTACGAACTCACGGGAGATGATGTACTTGCCGAGATGCGAGAGAGGTTCGGGGTGTATTCTGCGTTTAGGGATTTCGCATATTCGCGCAAAGACTAACTATCACAATAACAACAGCCCGGCGATTAACCGGGCTGTTTTGTTGCCAGCTTAATATTGGCGCTGGCGAACCTTTGTGGGTATCGTACTTTAAGTACGGGACGAGTCGCCGAAGCTAGTGATTGTGAAGTCTTTGGTTTTGTCCGTGCCGTATAGCGGAACATACGGCTGCACAACAGTTGGCACAAACACTACAGTTTCACGCCTCTCCAGTTCTTCGACGCGCCGCTCTAGCCACTCGACCCGATCTTCGAGCAGCGCAATCAAATGTCGCTTGCTAATCTTACCGCTAATTTTCAGCTTTGCCATTGCTATTCTCCTAAAGTTTGAAATCGCACACGCCAGCAGAGCACGCCACTTCCTGTCCAGAGCTGGACAGATCGGACTTCTCGTATTCCGCCAGCAAGCCCCACTTGATCTTCGGGAACTCAGCCGACATCTGTTCGTATGTCTCGGCATCAATCTCGATGTACGGCGCGTTCTCGTAGTTCATATCAAAGCGCGGCAAGAACGATAACCCGCCGATAACATCCTGGTTACTATACACCCATTCGATCACACTGTCAAGTTCATCTTCGCTGTAGTAGATAGTACAGCTTGGGTTTAACTCAGTCCAGTGTAACTTGACAGACTTCCAGTATTCTAGTTGCTCAAGGGCGTTCATGCCATGACGAGTAACAGCGCCATCAGGAGACTTCATTGGGAATCCAGCCACAAACGTTGTTCCTGTTTCTTCCTCTTGCCCATTCTCCGGCACGAGTTTAACGCCAGAGTCTTTCAGCACGCGATACAGCGGCGATCCTTTGTTGATACGTACATTGCGAATATAATACTGCGACCAACGCGGGTGCAAACCGCTAGAGATGTCCAGCATTACCCCGCTGTTCCCCGATGGCTTAACGGTTGTAATAGATGCGGATGCGTTGATACCCATCTTTGCGGCATATTCCGCATTAATATCTATGGCGTGCTGCCGTAGGAAATCTTGCACCTCTGGTTTGCGCGCTTCCGGGCAGTCCATTTGCCCATTAAGGTCAACGCCAAGTAGCCGTTCGTCGCGTTGGTTGTCGCCCCATACAGGGCGCAATCCCTCGTAATTCTCCGCAAGTGATTGAATCGTACCGATAATAGTTGCGACACGCACTTTGTAAACGAGCATATTAACATCGTCTTCCGGGCGGCACACGACACTGGATAAATTGCAGAATTCCGCATTTTTAAGAATCACTTCTCCACAATTCCTGGCCTTGATACCGCCCGTCCAATACGAATGTTCATTGCATAGTACGGTAAGATCATATACTGGCATAACGCCAAGAGGCTCAATTTCTTGCAGTGTTCCATATACTAGTTTTCTTGATTCGTGAGCTGCGTCGGCTCCTCTTTGTTTGTACTTTTGTACAAATCCGATAATTGTCATGAATTTATGTCTGTCTGTGGATATATTTATGTCGTATGATTGCTTTATGGCATATACCCCATTTCTAAATTCGACCGATTTTGGTTTGTTTATTGTTATGTATGACCGTATACCAAGCGACGAAAGCATTATTTGAACTTGTCTTACAAGTGTTTCGCTTGATTGCTTTAGCCCTATTCTGTAATAGCCTTTTGTGTCAACTACACTGCCATTTGCACTAAAAAGCCCACGTAAAAAACCGGCGATTTTATTCTTGTCACCATAGAAAAACCTGTCTGGAACCTTGCGCAAATATGTATATGGCAATTCTCTTGCCGATATTGTCGTATCAATCTCCCATCCAAATCTGAACGCTGCGGTTCTGTCTCTCTTTATTAAATGCGAGATTTCGCTATTGAAATAATCCATATCTTTCTCGCCAATAATAAGATACACTAAATTGTTACTGGCCTTGTGAACAGTGCCATCCCCAAGCACGAGACCGTCCATAACATCTTGTGGATCAATCACAATATCGTTTGCAAACAAACCAGCCAATCCATCTGCGGACTCGGCCTCCCCGGCTTCTACTTCTTCTCCACCAGAGAAGATGTGATGATCGTCTGTGCCAACAAATGTACCATTGCTAAATTTATATGCGTACACAGATTTGTTGCCAGACGACAATTTGCGCGCAACCTCAGTCCATCCTTCTCCAGACCAAATAATATCTCCAACATCAATGTCGTCAATTGTTCTTATGCCATCGGGCGTTAATACAGTAGCCCATCCTGGTTGACACGCATTGGTTCCGAACTCGTGTTCTTTGTTGCGGCGCTCAGGCATTGTGTTCTTCATCGCCAGCCTGTTTACAATACCGGGTTCACCATTCTTGCTGGCGTCCATGCGTAGCATAAAGTCGCGCACCTCATCCAATGAAAGCTCTTTCTCTACAACCGCGCTGTTGTTTGAGTTGAAGCGCCACGGCGAGTGTTTCCAGAAATCGCCGGACTTGGCGTTTAGCATCATCTCGTCGTCGTAGTCAAACATACAGAGTGTAGCGACGCGCCTGACCCCGCCCTGGATCACGCAATCGCCAATCTTTGTGGCGATGTCATAGATGTCAATAGGGCGAAGCTGCGTACCGCCGCGCGACACAATCTTGCCGCGCGTAAAGTCGAGCAGCTCTTTCAGTGGGCCGCTACCAGAAGATCGTCCGCCTTTAGTGCGCAACGGCTCTCCGGCTTTACGAATCTGCGAGTAATCAAACACTACGTCGCGCCCATTGTACCACTCGGTTAATCCCGCTCTAAGCGCAGTACACCAGCCCTCTGTGCTGTCAGGGATTATAAACACTGAGAACGTGCCGGATTGCCGCTTAATGCGCGGCAGTTGCGATGTGTAACGCTCTTCTACGCTAAACCCAATACCCACGCCAGACATAGACAGCGAGAGCATTTCAACTAGAGCGTCAAGGCTGTCTATGGCTACATACGCACAATTCATAATGCTTTTCTCGTCCCGCTTCGCTGCATCGCCTGCCATCGCCAATAGGCGCATCGACGGCATAACGTGCAGGTTGAGAATAGCGTGATGGATTTCTTTGTAGTCGCGCTCGCTTAACTTGCCTTTCGATAGCCAGCGCATATAATCAACGGCTCGATCAACTGTCTCGTTCCACGTCTCGCGGCGTCCCAGATCGTAGCGGTAACGGGAGTATTTGTCGAGATACTGAAAACGCTGTAGTTGAGTCGGGAAATACTGATCCAAATCACTATACGGATCGTCTGCCATGCTTGGTAACTCAAATGATAATTCTGCTTTCTTTCTCTTGGTCATTTTTTAATCTAGCTCCTGGTATTGTTCTAGCATGATGCCTACAGCATCCACTTGTTCTTCTCGGCGATCCCCGCTATAGTAACGCGATAACCGCTTGATCTCATTAACCGCAGCATACGGGTCTTGCACGTCGCGCAAGCAAAACGGGATACGCGACCACCCCACCTGTACATAGATGTCGCCGAACCCGAAGACTAAGCGAGTCGCGCCCTTTTGCACCACCCACGCATCTTGCAACGCAGAGATCGGCCCGCGCCGTCCGCTTCTGTAACGCAGCCATGTGCGGTATTCTATTCTGAAATCGCCATTCGTGTCTATCGTATAGACATCGTTCGCCCAATCATTGAAATTCAGATACAATATGATTAGGCTCAACGGTAACATTGCAATGCCAAGAGCGACAATAAACACCCAATACGTTGCCCTTGTTGCTGATAGCCCAACGATGATTGCGATACAGCTTAGAACTAAAGCGGCTGGTTTGACCAGCCACCTTAGCGCCGCGAATGGCGATCTGCGGATAGTTAATGTTTCCATGAGGGGGATGTTGCCCTATGTTACCCGCCTTGCCGGGTGTCGCAAACCTTATGCCGAACGCACCCGACGTCCAGGAGTCGCCGGAGTCTGCGCGATTTGCGGCTGTTGTTCGTTAGACACGTTGTTGTATTTGGCGTGCCTAGACCAGAATACCACGCCGCCAGCAAACGACGCGATCAAACTGAGCGCCCATGCTATATACTGCGCCACAAACAGAGACAGATTAACGCAAATAGTTTTCTCGTCCATTCTATCTAACCCTTTCCATATTCCTTATTCATTACTTCTAAATCGAGTTGCGCGGGCACATTCTTGCTCTCGCGCGGCAAGATTACACCGACCCGCTCTAGCTCAAGCCACACGCGGTTTGCGCGATTGTATCCCCACCCCATTACAGTTGATATGTAACTCTTGGCTAACTCGGTCAAATTGTTCGACCTGATAGTGTTGACCACATCCAGGATGTCTTGCGTGAGGTTGCTTGATTCAACATCTCCAACCGCAGCCACGTCTAATTCTATATATTCCGGCTCACCCCACTTGCCACGCGCCGTTGCCACAAGATCGTTTATTTGTTCGGGATGCTCGTCATCACCCAGGAACGCCGCCTGGAAGCGCGTGCCGTTGTTGGTAATAAATGCGCCCTTGTTAGGCAAAAATTCAGCGCCGGACTTCCCCATACCAAGAGCGATGTAGGCATCCTGCGGATTCTGCATAGCGCCGCATAGCACCAATTTGAATTGCCCTTTGGCATCAGAGCTACCCACCTTCTTCCCGGTGGGGCGTTGTGTCGTAACCCACAGATGAATTTTGGATGAGCGCCCCATACATAGCAGATCGTCAAGCAGGATTTCCATTTCAGATGCGCCAGCGCCGCCAAGTAGCGCACTGATTTCGCCAATGTAGATGACGATGTGCGGCAATAACCCTTTATCGCGGGCTGGCAAGTGGCTACGCCGTTCGCGTTCCATCTTTGCCCAAGACAGCATTGCCACAACCTCGCGGGAATCGTGAGACGGCTTATACAACAGGTGTGGCACGCCATCCCACACGATGATGTCTTCCTCTTTACCAGATGACACGAACAAGCGCAGTTCTGACGGCGGATATACAGAGATCGCTGCACCAATCAGTGTGTTCGCCAGCACCGTTTTCCCGCTGCCAGTAGAGCCAACCATCAAAATGTGATGGTGATCTATGCCCTCTGGATTCACCACCACGCCTTCGCTTTCTAGGGTGCGCCCAATTACGAGCTGCCCCTTGCGCGAGCTGTCTTCGTACATCAGGGGATGGAAGTATTGTTCTCCGGCTAGATCGGTGAGGTTAAAATCGAACACAATCGCGCCGCCGCCCACATCAATGCCGAAGTCGCTATTCGCCGGTAATCCAGTCATCCCCTTGATGACTGAGTACGCCTTTGTTTTGATTGTGGCTACATTGCGGAAGGCGTTCTCGAACTTATATCCTTGATACTCGGTCTTAAGCCTCTCACGCTCCCAAGCCCTTACGGAGCGTGCGTCTAGCAACGGATGTGCATACATGCGGCATTGATTAGCCAGAACAACAATGTCGCTCTCGCCAATGCGCACCGGCAGTCCCTCATTATAGCAGGCGCCCTCAATGATGTCTGCGGCCCTGTTGAGGATGCGTTCGAGTCTAGGATCATTCATCGAATTTCCTAACTGCGCTCAGGTAATACCGCAGCGCATATGTCCATCCCATCCAGATCAAGGGCAAGAATACCGCAAGACATATCCCGCCTAAAAGCAACAGGACTGGTTGAAAGACATGCCACTGCGCAATCAAGTTCACGGTGTCGTTATCCTTTTGCGCGGCCTCGTACAATAGACGCTCATTATTCTTTGCTACGAGCTGGCGACGCAGTTCTGCATTCTCCATAGACAGAGCCGTGACTTGTCCGGTCAAAGACACAGTTCTATTGCTCATATACTCATCTACGACTATATAGCCAAAAATAGCAATAGCCACAACGCAACACAACAGAAATGCAGTTTTCATTTATCCCCCGTATCGATTGCGATGGTCGTGCGGAGTATCCACCTCGCCATCGGAGAGCGTTGGAACAGTATCGTCCCAATACCGAACTCGCCTGCGCCCGTCTAGCCAGTCCGTGATGATGTGGGATGTTTCCCCAATCACATCCCCGACAATGAATACCCACACGACCGGATACCGTAACGGCTGAAATAAAAACGCCGCCACTTGCCATACAGTCACGGCGATTCTAAATGAATCGCCAATGGCAATAAACCACAGATTAGCCATTAAGATCAGCACGTCAATAATCAGGTTGAGCATAACGAACAAATATGTCAGCTTAAATACACTTGCCAATACGGGCCAGTGCGAGAACGGCGATCTGTGCTTTATCATTATCTGATAGGGCAACCAGATAAATCTGAATATGCCCCAATGATTATATGGCGTACTGGGCGTGTCTAGGTCTGGACTGTTTAATGTGCCGCCGAAATAAACACCGGCAGCTATCAATGCCATAACGAACAGCGTGTTAGGTAACTTCTCATCCACAGAGCCGGGCGGCAACCACTCAAAGTATTCGCCTACGCGATAGGTTATTTGATAGCCCACAAACACACCGCCAGCAGTGAGCGCGCTGGCTATACCAGTAACCGTTTTGTGATCTTTGTAACCCGGCATACGTGACATTATAGCATAGAAACGAAAAACGGCAACTCAATTAGAATTGCCGATCCTGGCACGCTATGCTATTGTTAATTGACTATGATACAGTTGTCTAGGCGATATATGCGTTCGTGCTCTGGAGCTTTTTGACCGTCTTCATATACTACAACCCTTACACCGCCACGTTGATATTGTCGTTCCCAGTCCAGGTGCTCGTAAGCCACCCAATATCCGCTTGCGAGATTTAGGCGTTCCATAATGGAGTCATATGTGCCACGCGCCATCCAGTCGGGGAATTCTGGTTCTGGTTCTGGTTCGTCATCTGCTTCACCCAGGAGAATGTCATAGTCGAATTGGAACATCTTGTGCCTGGTGTCATCGTCTGTCTCCGCTTCGGTGATTGCGTCCGGCTCGATCTCGCGGATTTCCTTGAACTTCTGTGCCACGTTTGCCGTGGCAATGCCGAACATATCAGAGATTTCGGAGTACGAGAACGTATTCTTACCAGTGGCTTGTAATTTACGGAAGCGGTTGCCCCACACTTTAGTCATTTGCATTTGCGCTCTCCTTGACCCACTGCGGCGACGTTCGATATGTGCCGAACTCGCACTTAAATAATGGGCACCAATCTGGAAGACGATCAATAGAGTCCACAATAACTTCTGTCGCGCGCAGCATAATCGCGTCTTCGGCAACTATTAATATTCCGTATTTGTCGTGCGCGCTGACGAAGCGGTTGCCATCAGTGAATTCGTAATCAATTACTTCTATTGCGTATGTTTGCTTCCCCGGCAACTCAAACAGCACATCCCAATACGTGAATGGCACAAACTCGCGCTCGGCAATCTCGCGCAGCTTCGCGTTTCTATCCGCGTTTCGTTTCTCTCGCTCTTCCCTGTCCTCATTTTTCGCATAAGAATAACATAGCCGTGTCAATGATGTTTTTTCAAGCAGCCCTTTATCCTCGTCTGATAAACGGTTGTATTCTTCGATCAGTTCCTTAATTGCTCTCGGTGTTTTCCACATTTTCGTCTCCCTCAACGTCTGATTCCTGCGGAGCATATCGCTCACTCATTGCGACTGCTATTCTGTTCCGTAGCGATTCGAGTAGGTCTGGATTGTCGCGCAAGAACTGCACCGCATTAGTGCGCCCCTGTCCAGCTCTTATTTCTTCTCCATTCTCATCAACGTAGTAATACCAAGCGCCTTTGCTATACGCGATATTGAATGGTTTGCCAAGCTCAAACACCTCAATTGCTTTATCTAATCCAAGAGAGTCTGTAATCTCGAACTCTGCCCACGTATAGGCCGGCCCGCAATTCTTTTGCATAGTGATACGGCTACGAATACCAATCACCTCTTTTGCTGTGGAAGACGGAGTTATGTTCTTAAGGCGATCTATCCTGGCGAACACAGAGGAATAGAACTTCAATGCATTCCCGCCAGATATTTCGTAGGATGGCCCGGCGAAAGACATCCCGCCGAACTTGGCGCGTCTCTGGCTAGTAAATACTAATGCCGTATTGGTTTTTTTAAGATGGTTCACTGCCGACATCAGGAACTTACTAACCATTCTGGCGTGCAACCCAGGACTGTGTTCAGACACTTCGCCCTCCGCGATGTTCTTCGGCACCCATGCGGCAACGCTGTCCAGCACAATCATAACATATCTACCAGACTTTGCGAGTTCGATGATGCTATCTCCAAGCTGTTCCCCGAATACGCCATTGGCGTAGTCGGGCTGCCCAATAGTTAGCGCATCAACATCTACGCCCATGCTGCTCATATAAAACGGGTCGATGCGTAGCTCTGTGTCGAATACGGCAACCTCGCCAATCTTCTGCGCTTCACGGATGCAACTGGAAACAAATGTGCTTTTACCGCCACCCTCTATGCCCCAAATTGTACTAACGAGTCCGCGCGGGAGTCCGCAACGCACACCCTTGCGCCCAAGCGCGAAGTCAACCGCTATACTCCCAGTAGATATATATTCTATATTGCTAAATGAATTGTCATCTTCCGGGAAAGTCACACCGTCAGTTTTCTTTTTTACCACATTGTCCTCCGTACACCATGAGAAGAAACCTAGCCAGTCTATTGTAGCACGCTGGCGACAACTCGGTTATGCCATATCCTTGCATTACCAGTCTGATATTGCCAGACGGAAGCTCTTCAAATGTTATATCTAGTCCGTCTTGGCAAATACCAAACTCTCGAAAAACAGATCGTGGATTTTCCACGTTCCACCACCAAGCCATTGCAACTTATATTTATCCAACTCTGGACAACCATACGGGATCGACTTCCGTTCCAGGGCGGTTTCTAGCCGATAGAATACATCCAGCGGGAATAGGTATGTAACGCGGGGATACTTGTCGTCGCGGATCGACACACCCATGCCAAGCCATATCCACATGGAGTAATCATCAGCGTGCGACTTTGCCCATTCTCGTTTCTTCTCATCAAAGTTAGAGAATGGGTATGCGGTCTTGCCGTACTTAACTTCAACCGCATACCACGCCGTATCGCGCTCGTCCCACATCGGAGCACCAATGCGAATATCGAAACATCCCGCTGCCGCATCTGGGTATATCATTGTCCCGCAACGCGGACAACGCACTGCGTCTCTGGTTACATTAACAGACCAGTGATGCTTGCGGAACGAGCGAGACGCCTCGCCCGCAATTGTGCCGCGTTCGTTCACCAGCCCACCGGATATGTAAAGGTGACAGTATATCCCGCGCTCTCGTTGCCGATTTCTTGTTCGTTTATAAAACACGCTTTGGCTAGGTGCAAATAGCCATGTGCATCAGCGAACGAATCGGTAAGCGCCTCATTCTTGGGGTTACGCTCTTCAAACATCAGAGTGCACATTCTCGTAATCTTGACGATTTCTAAAATCATCGCCACGCCATGCGGAGTCTTGGCATCGATGTTAAGCATGTCGCACATTGCCGCAGTTGTTTCAAAACAGCGTAGCGCATTCTCGTCACCGGCGTAGTCGTCGCCTTGGCGCTTAGTGTATCCAGCAACTTCATATCATCATCTTCTACCATTTGCAAAAAGTCCTCGATTTTCATCCCCTGTATACCTTTCCCCTGAATGACGCCCACGTTCCAGACTCGTCTTTCTGGAATATAATATTCTCAAACGTGGGCACAGAATTATAAATCGTGACAAACATTATGCCCTGATTCCAGTTGGGATGGTTGACATATTCTGGCTCAAGATCACACAAACATCCCACCTCGTAGCCCTCGACCTTATTAAGTGGCCCGCGCGCCGAGTAATACCCGACTTTGTGATTGTGCCCCTGCACGACGTGCTGCTGAAAGAAGCGCGATTCCAACTCTGCCTTCGCCGCCCATCCAGCGTGCTTACTGCATCTAGTGCCGTGCAAGAAAGCCAGAGCTCCACCACAATACCAACGCTCCGTTCCGCCGTATTCCCATCCCAGATCGTCAAATCGCATCAGATTGTGCAGCTCTAGTGCCCGCAATCCACTGATCTCAGGATGCGAGTGTAAATACCTGTCCCAGCGGGCCTCGTGGTTGGAGTCGAGTTCGTACCACTTCGCCTCCGGCGTAGCATCCCTTAGAATGCGATTGTATTTATACCCAACATCCAGTTCGTCTTGTAAACACAGGACTCGTTTAGGGTCTTTGTCAAAACTGGACACTGCGTACATATCCTGCCCATCGCCGCCATCAATAACTTCGTCTGGCGCAAACGCCAATAGCAACTTAGCCGCCAATGCAATCGCCTTAGCGTCATGGAACGGGAAGTGCTTATCTGCTAGATACGCGATCAACCCATCGGAGATCGCGGAGTGTGTTACTTTTATTCTTTGTTGCTCGTCAGACTCTTCTGTTAAATCGTCTACTGATCCACCATACCCGCCATTTGCCATAGCCACAATGTCGTCCCATTCTTCTATGTCGAACTCGCGACTAAACGCCGCTTGCATACCGGATCGCGACACATGATAAAGCTCCTTTTCCAACTGCCGCTCTAGCGGTCTCCACCCGCTCGCCTTGCCCTCGCGTATGATACGGATAGATTCGTTTAGTACATCAGTCCAATCAGGCATTCTGTTCTCCTAGCTCTAGTATATCTGATTTTGGTTCAGTGTGATATTCCTGGAACGCTGAGACGCCCACGGGATACATAAAGCCCGCACAATGCGGGCAATCAACGCCGTCCACGAAGTCAATCCGCTCTTCTTCGTAGCCGCACTTGCAGCATTTGTACTTTCTTAACTCAGCCATATTCCCCCAGGTATTGCGCAAACTCGCGCTCTGCGTATTCATACCCATACTTCTCGCGTAGCATCTCTAAAAGTATTCGCTTGTATTGCGGGAGTCCCTGTAGATGATCGTGATGCTTGCGGCACAGACACACACTGTTCTTTAGTGAGAAGCATAGCTCAATATCTCGATCTGTGCTTGCCCACGCCGAGCGGCTAACGATCTCATGAATGTCTTGCGCTTGCGCGGAGCACATTACGCACCTGCCGCCATCGCGCATGATGATGTCCTGGCGACGTTGCGGTGTATCGTATTTGTTTATGAGGTCTTTGCGTATTCCCATCAAAAGTAATTCTACCACTGTTTTATCAGGTGTCAAATGGGTGTTCAAGGTTCGTTGACCATTGATCGCTATCATACAATATTAACAATGAAACCATTAACCGTTCTCAACCGTGGGCAACAATGCGTTCTCCAAGAAATGATTGCGCGGCGCGGCATTGTCTATGTGCCAGACGTGCGCAACATTGCCGAGCTATGCGATATGAATGTTCCAGAGGTAATGGAACTTGTCAACGCTACCACGCCAGCGGGCATCGAGGTCAACCGCCGCGTAGATGAGATTATACAATATGTCCCACTCGCGAGCAACCATCGCCAACTCGCGTATGCGCAGAATCTCTTGGAAGACAAGCTGGCGAGGCGCGTGGCAAGCGATCTCCCGCTGTCAGACCGCGACGCATTGGACATATTGGACTTTGCTAGAAAGCACACCAACCAACCCGGTATCAATGTCAATGTACAGAACAATACCGCGCAGCTATTCGACTTCTCGTCGATGAGTGCTGACCAACTAGAACAACTGATCGGTGCCATTCAGGGCGCAATAAATACGGGTGATATAATTGACGCAGACTTTTCAGAGCTTGCCTCCGCAGATGCTTTTGCAATTACTGCAAGACGCACAGACGGAGAAAACTAGCCGCCTAAAACTAAAAGCATCACAGCGCCCACGAAACGACGACGATCTGTACGAGTGGATACGCGACGTGCTCGGCTTTAAGATGGCGCGTTATGCCACGCACGAAGAACACAAGTCCCCATTCCAATTCATCGCCGATGCGTTCTTCGAGCGCGAGCAAACCCTATTGGCCAGAGGCAATCGCGGCGGCGGCAAGACTCGCGCATACTCCATCTTCGAGGTCGCCACCACGCTATTCAAGGACGGTATATTCGTAGTCCACGTTGGCGGCAGCGAGGGGCAAGCACGCGACGGATACGCATATTACGCTGGCAGCAAGGCGAAAGACGGCGAGGATGGATTGATGCGTTCCGCGTTGTTCTCCGACATGCTGGCAGACGATCCCCTAGTTAGCAAAACTATTTTAACGAATGGCTCTAAGTTAGAGATCAGGACGGGCGGTTCAGAGCGCGCTGTATCTGGCCCGCATCCGCAAGTTCTAGTAATTGACGAGCTAGACCATATAGACACAAATACCCTGGCTACGGCGATGGAAATGCCCATGTCAAAAGGCGGGCATAGCGCCACGACCCTGATGGCGTCATCGCAATACCATAGTAACGGGACGATGCAGTCCCTCATTAACACGGCTAGGGATCGCGGCATTGCCACCTATCAATTCGACATCTTCGACACGATGGAAAGCTGCGGACAGGAATACCCGACTGATTGTGGCGCTTGCCCATTCCATTATTGGACGAACCCGTATACTGGAAATTTTGAAGAGTTGTGTAAGGGGCGAGGGGCAAAAGCCGGCGGGCATTACCCATTCCGCGATGCGCTCGGCAAATTCAAGAACGCTGTCGATCCTGAGTCTTGGGCGCTGCAGAATTTGTTGTTGTCTGATAAAGAGCAGGGCTTAGTGTTCCCGCAGTACGACGAGGGTAGTCGGTTGCCGTTCCCGCCGCAAGGTGCAGACTTGAACAATTGGACTTGCTGTGCCGGTATAGATCAGCGCGGTCGTGGGCGTATCGTGGTTATGGCACAAGCGCCATATACTGCCAGTAACGGAAACAAGATTCGGTGGGCAATAGCGGAATGGGCTGACGACAGCAGCACTCCAAGTAAACTCATTGAGGCGGCGCGCAATATCAAACAAAAAGTCCTGGACGATTTTGGGCTACACATCACTACCTTTTGGGCGGAGAAAGCCAGCGAAGACCTAATCAAGGACTGGCCAGAAGACCTAAATTGCCGCACGATTAACAAAGAGGTCGCCAGTGTTGCTTACGGACTTGGACGATTGCGTGATGCGTTCCGCGACTTCTCGCAAGATCGTAGCCTGTTCGTCGATCCCAAACGCTGTCCAGGTCTGGACAATGCGTTGATGCACCGCTTTAAGTGCAAGAAGCTGCCTGATGGCACATTTGATAGAGATACCCCGGGTAAGGACGGCGAAGATTTTGCTTCCGCCTTGCGCTATGCTTTTGTGGGTGGCCCGACTCGGCACTACAGCAACGTCCCGCAGATTATTATTGTGCCACGATCTGATACGGTACGCGAGTTAAAGCGGCGCGGGTTCTCTGTCGGAGACACTAAATGGCGGGCGTACTAGAACAGGCGCAAAACATCCACCGCAATTGTGAGGATGCCCATAACAATTATGACTGCATAAGATAAACGATACATCCAGGCGTTCTTTGTAACGCAATCTAAATCGTGCGTACGATATGCAAAATGCATCACGACTACAGAAACAAGTATAACAATAGCTTTAATTACTTTTTCCACTTTTTATTTCCCCTTTTCCCGATCTCTGATAATATAACGAATACGCTTTTTCCGCTAACGCGCATCCCGTTGCGTCTCTTGTTACGCTTCTTCTCGCGGCGTTCCCACCTTGCGCCCATTCCGGTCACCTCCAAATACATAACAATATCCTGGCGAAGTATACTCCCCCCGCTGAATAACCAGACCACAAACCACCGATCCATCCGGCACCTCTGCATAGTCATTCGTATTCAACTCCACATGCGTAGGCTCTAATCCGCTGTGGCGCTTATATGCCGCGATAGCCGCTGGCAGCTTGTCAACAAGCGATTTCTTGGAGTCGCCGTCGTACCACATCACTCCTGCAGCACTTGAATCGTTCGCCATGTCTCCCTCTTTACTTCAACGATGTCCCCGCCCAAAATCCTATAGAGGCTAGGTCGCTTTCGATGTTGCTGTGTTCAAGTACGAATTTTGCAATATCACTGTTCACCGATTGTCTCCTTTGCCGCCTAACGGCCAATGTTCAGCGGCGCGGCGCTTCCCGCTCGCCCGTCGCCTATTCGTGTTCCGCGTCCGCTGCAACTGGGGTTAGACGGATGTGCGCACCGCCTGAGTAGCGACAATTCGGACAAACCAGCGGAACAACAACTAAATCCTGTTCCTCTGTCCACGCTGTATTTTCACGGTCAAAAACAAACTGTGTCCCACAATCTGGGCAATACCCAAAATTCAAAATATATTCTTCGCTCATAATGTGACGGCCTCCTAATCCGTCTAACACGAATTTATCAAGAATTGTCTGTATTCTATCACAATTACGTAGTTACGCAAATGATAAATATCACACACAACGACGACGAATGCAACGTTTAAGGTTCGGCTCATTACTTTCGAGATGTAGAATAGTTAGCGATACCAAACTAAAGCGAGGTGAAAAATGCTTAGTGTAGCACTGTTTTTGGCGGTTATCAATAAGGCGCTTGTAGATTACATCGTCGCCCCGATTAGGCAAAAGTTCCCTGAAGCAGACTTATGGTGGATTGTATATGTTGCGCTGGCCACGGGCGGAGTGATCGGGTGGGTTTCTGGTGTCAATATCCTGGGCGAAATGTTGCCGGACGTCGCCGGGCGCATCCTTACGGCTGTCTTTATCGGCGGCGGGTCTTCGCTCATCCACGACGTTTTTGACGCAGAATAGCAAGGGGGAGCAATTGTTAGGCGCACCTATTCGTGCGCCACATTCGCATTTAAGGCGGGAACATGGCAGATAAACAGCCAACTAAAATCACACAAGAGCTTGGTGTTTCAGGGCTAAATCAGTACAACGGCAATATTACCGAGTCCTGGATTAGCGATCTTCGCACTAACGCTCGTAAGGTTGAAGTGTTCGACGAAATGTCGCGCCTTGATGCTGTGGGCGCAGCGATGCTGCAGACTACGAGTATCTTTATGCAAGGCGCGAAGGTTCACGTCAGGCCAGCGGGCAATCTGCCGGAAGACAAAGAGAAAGCCGAATTTCTCGAACGTGCATTGCAAACAATGCAAAAACCGTTCGAGGACGTTATGTCTGACATATCGCATTTCCTGGTATATGGATGGTTTGCACAAGAAGTTGTCTATGAGCGGCGCGATGACAAGCGCATCTATTGGAAAAAGTGGTCGCCGCGCCACCCCATAACACTAGATAGATGGGAAATAAAAGATGGCGATATGGCCGGGATGTGGCAAGACTGGGATGGCACATCCGTATTCATCCCCGCCGAGAAAATGCTACACTTCACCACTAGCGGCAGCGGCAAGAACAACTTTGAGGGCGTGTCCGTATACGAAGGAAGTTACACGTCCTGGTTTTATGTAAAGAACCTGCAAATCCTCGAAGCGATTGTGTGTGAGCGGATGTCGGGCACGCCGGTTATGATGCTGCCTGACAATGTTGATTTCACCGATACATCTGCTACATCACCCGTTACGGTGGCAAAGAATATTGTACGCAACGTCAAGATCGGCGAAGATATGGGAATGACGTTACCGAGCGGGTGGACTTTCAAATACGAGATGCCAGCACACGGGCCAGCGATTGAACTCGGCGAAGTTATTGCGCGGCACCAAAAAGACTTTGCGCGCGTAATGCTGATGGACTTCATTATGCTTGGAGCCGGTGATGGCGGATCGTTCGCCATGATTAAGGACAAATCCGCGATGTACCTGGCCGCGCTCAATACATTCTTATCGCGCATTGCGGCAACTATCAACCGGCAAGCCGTTAAACGCCTGTTTGACTTAAACTCATTCCCCGAAGGTAGTGGCACTCCGACTGTGTTCTTTGATAAACTTGCCAAAGTTGATATGCAAGACTTCTCAGAAATGGTGTCCAGGCTGTTTAACGCCGGTACGGTAACATACGATCTCGAAACCGAGAATCAAGTACGCCGCACGATTGGGCTGGATCAGATCGAGAAACCGGGTTTGCTGTTAAAGCCAAATCTACCGGCGCAGCAGGGCGTGACTACTCCAGACGCACAGCCACAGCAAGACACTACAGAAGATGTATCTATGCCAGCGTCTCAAGAAGTTGAAGAAGGCGAGGCGGAAACGGATGAAGCGGTGACAGAAAAAAAGATGTCTGAGTTCGCCGATTTGCCAACCGCACAATCAGCAGACGCAATGACAGACGCAACGGCGCGCAAACTAACTAGTATTTATCTGCGCACATTAAAGCCCCTGTCCAAAGAGCTTACCGCGAAGAACGAAAAAGAGTGGGAATCTCTCGTTGCCATATATACGAACAATCTCGTTGATGCAATGCGAGAATCGCTGATGGATGACGCGATTAAAATGTGGCGCGACGTGGTTGGGGATGCGCCGAACGCTCCGCAGATGATGGCAATCCTGGACGAGATTATGTTGCAATACGGATATATGACCAGTGTATTGACTCCGGCAATCCGCGACAAGATTCTCGAAGTGGCACGCCAGGCTAAAGAAGACGATATGGCGGCAGAGCTATTTGCGCTGGCAATCTCTGGTGCAACCGGATTGTTCGCGGCAAGGGCCGGCACATACGCCAGCGCAATCTACAAAATCTTCGCCAACAAAGCCACGCCAGTCAAGGCGAAGAAAACATTCGACACACTGTTCCCGCGCAACACACTGACTGTTGATCTAAAAAGCGGTATTCTTACCGGGGACGACAATCTCCTGGCGCGTAACGTATCCGTACAGGATAATCGTGTTTGTCCAGATTGTAGCGCATTGAGTGATCTTGGGTGGACTAAACCGGAGAACTTGCAGCCGCAGATTGGCGACAGAATGTGCAAGCACAACGACCGTTGTTTCATTCAATACAAATATAGAGGGCGGGTCGCGTGAGAATCGGGCTGGAAATAGACGGCGTGCTTGCCGACATATATCTTGCGGCTGTTAATTCGTTTGGCTGTCCAGACCTGGACAGTGCATACAGCCTGGAAGAAATGTTTGCTACAATACCAGATGCAGTATGGAGCGATTGGTATACACGCGACACCACATATTTGCACATGCCGGTTATGCGTGGGGCGGCTAACGGATTAGACGTATTATTCAAATCTCATTCTGTCTTTATTATTACATCGCGCCCATCATACGCCGCAAACGTAACATGCAAGTGGCTTAGGGATAATGGATTTACAGCAAAATCTGCGATTCACGTTTCAGATAAATCGTTACGTGTCGAACAAATGGGGCTAGACATTTTCATAGACTCTATTCCAGAAACGATAAACGATTTGTCTGGAAAGACAGACGGATACCTATTTTCTCAACCGTTCAATACGCATCGTGCAGTTAGAGGAATGCGCGTTGTAGATTGGGATGACATACTAGCGAGGTTGAAATGACACAAATTGATGCGACCACGATGTACAGTCTACTGCAACGCTATTTGCCGTTGTTAGAATTTCTGGAAAGGGAAACCGGATACGGAAGCTACATTGTTAAAATGCACGGCAAGCGTCCGGTCAAACTGTGGCGAATGTCGTCTGCGCAGGTCTTTGAATCAAAAAATCAGCTAGACGATTTCACCAGCGCGCGCGATTCTAACCTATAACGTTAAGGTTGCAGTCGCGTTTGTATGTAGTTAAAATACACACAATGATGAGGAATAATCATGCCATATTCTAAGATTTCCGAATTACCAGACCAAGCCAAAGTGTTGCCGGAAGACGCGCAGCGACAATTTCTGCGTGTTGTCAATAGTGCGCTTGAACGCGGAGATGACGAGGAAACAGCATTCGCTAAGGCGTGGGGTGCAATTAAGCGCGGCTACGAGAAAAACGACAAGGGCGAATGGGTTGCCAAGATGACTGATGAGCCTGAGTTGCTAGTCGAACTTGGCGAGGGAATGGATGGCGGCTGGCGTTTGTATATGCCGTTTAAGGTCATTCATCACGGTATCCGTAAAGACTTCACCATTAATGACGGTATTGAAATGGTGAGCAACTTCAAGCAGAATGTTCCAGACTACGACTTGCCGATTAACACGCTGCACCGTGATGAGTTTGGGGTTTATGGAACCATTGCCGATTTGCGTGTTTCGGAGCGCGGCGTAGAGTGGCTACCGGCGTTCCGCGATGGCGCTGTTGAAGAACTGGTGAAAAAGGGTTACAAGTACGCCTCCCCCGAAGTGCAATTCAATGGATATGTTGGCGTATTCGATGGCAAAGAGTACAAGAATGTTGCTCTTGGCATTGCCGTGACCCCGCGTCCGCGTCTTGGGCGCAGCACGCTAGTTTTCGGCGACGGCGAATGGCAAGAGTACAGCGAAGAATCAGAAGCAGGAGATCAGGTGCAGGAGATGCACCGCTTTGCATTTGAGTTCCCGCAATTTAAGAAGTGGGCGGAAGACAAGATTGCGGCAATTGAGCATGTATTTGAAAAAGCGCCCGACAAGCTCAGTGATGAGGGCACCGAAAAGGAGCAAGCTATGGATAAACAGGAAATGGTGAATGTTCAGGCAGACGATACTCGACTGCAAGAGAAAGATGCGGAGATCACCGCGCTCCAAGAAGAAAAGGCGCGGCTGCAAGAAGAACAAGAACAAATGAAAGTCAAGCTCGCCGAGTTTGAGGCGGCAAAGGCTGAGGCCGAGCGGATCGCAATGGAAGAGATGACCGCGCGTCGGCGTCTTGAATTTGCCGAAACAGCCAGACAGTTCGAGACGGTGCCGGAGCAGAACTTTGGCGACGAGTTGATGTGGCTGAACGACGCCGACGAGACCGAGGGCAAGGTGCACTATGAGAAGTTTATGAATATCTTGCGCGCCTTGGTTAATCAAGACAAGGCCGCAGCCTTGTTTGGCGAGGCTGGGCACGAGGGCAATGGCGCAAAAACGCCAGAGGAACGCTTCGAGATGAAGATCAAGGAAGCGATGAGCGATGGGTTGAGCCGCGCCGATGCAATCGCAAAGGTCGCGAAAGAGAACGGCGCGCTGTACGCGGAATACGACAGGGCCGTGACCAAGACTTTGAACGAATAGGTAAAGGAGAAAAACTAATGGCGAAACAATTTAGCGGTATCGATATTCCCATGAAGGCATACGATGACCTGTCTAGTTCGCAGTGGCTCTTCGTCAAAATGAACGGTAACGACACTGCCGATTTGTGCGGTGACGCGACGGACATTGTGATGGGTGTTCTGCAGGACGAAGGTTCTACTGGGCAGGGCGTTACGGTGCGCACGGTGGGGCATAGCAAAGTGTACCTCGGCGGCGTCGTTGCGGCTGGCGACTTGGTTGGCACGCACACTGATGCCAAGGCAGTGAAAATCACTGCTGGTACTAGCACCACGGCTTACGTTGCTGGGCGCTGTGTCGTCGGCGGCAATACTGGCGAAGTGGGCGAGATCGTTCTTATCCCTGGCGGGCGCGCTGCGTAAAGGAGAATAAAAAATGCCTAACTTAATGCCACTTGCGAAAGATGTCCACGTCAACAAACTGTTGACCGATGTGTTGCTCGGCTATCACAATGAGTTTATTGCGGATCAGATTTTCCCGGCAGTGATGGTGGGGAAGCAGACCGACATTATTCCCGCGATCAACAAGTCGGCGTTCTTCCGCGACGAAGCGGCAACTCCGCTTGGCGAAACCAGCGAAGCTGCAGACATTGGCTATACGGTTGATACCTCGACGTACGCCTACTACTGCTACCGTTACGGTATCAAGCACTTCATCTCTGATGATCGGCGCGTCAACGAAGATGATCCGTTCAACAGTGATCGCGAAGGCACGATGCTTGTTACCAACGCGATGCGCCTGCGGCGCGAACGCAGTTTTGTGTCGAATCTGTGGAAGACCTCTGTTTGGACTACGGATGTGACTGGTGGCTCAACCGTTGTCAAGTGGTCTGATTATGGGACTTCTGCACCTATCGAAAATCTGCGCACCTACAAGCGCACGATTCGCCGCCTGCTTGGTCGCGAGCCGAACACGCTTGTTCTGGGCGACTTGGTGGCCGACCGCTTGCTGGATCACCCTGATGTGTTGGATCGCATCAAGTACACTGAGCGCGGTATCGCCTCTACGGAACTGCTTGCGGCTCTATTCGGCGTTGAGCGCGTGTTGGTCGGCAAGAGCGTGTATACCGCCAGCGCCGAAGGGACTGCTGAGGGTAGCGTTACTTACACCGCCAACTGGGACGACGATGCGCTGTTGCTCTACACACCAAGTTCCCCGTCGATTTGGGAACCCGCCGCTGGCTACACATTCTTCTGGAACACCGGCATGGGTAACGGGATGGAAGCGGTGCGCAAGTATCGCGACGACAAGTTGATGGGTGATTACATTGAAATTCGCTCGTACTACGACCAGAAAAAGTTGCTCAGCGATGCAGGGGTATTTTTCTCTGATATAGTAGATTAATATAGTACATATTCAATCTCCGGTATATCATTCTTCGGAGATTGGGCAACGAGATTCAGAACTTTAACAATATCAGAACGACGAACAAGTGAAAGAACACTAGTAATTCCGGCGTGACACGCTTTGCAGAGCGGGACAAGATTTTCGACATCGTGGTTCGGCTCGTCGGTATAATGCGACTCATCAATATGGTGCATTGTATCGGCGGGCTGTCCACAAAGATAGCAGGTAAAGTCATGTTCCGTCATTACAGATTGCCATCTGATTGCGTATTCTGAGTTCCCTGTTCTAAGTCTGTTTCTGACGATATGCTTTTCCCTACAAGTTTTGCAAAGAGATGAGCTATTTTCGGAGACTGGGTTTTTGCCGCAGCTTATGCAAATCCCCGCAGACTTCAAGCGAGAGCGGCGAGCAAGGGACTCATTGCCTATTTTTGCAAGGCAATCGTCGCAATACCAGGTTGATCGAATGCCAATAGGTTGCCCGCAGCGATAGCAAAGACCTTGCTTTACCTTTTCTTTGCCGCGAGACAAAGATGATGAGGAAATGATTTTGGCGCAAGACGAACAAACGGAACCATCTCTATCAACTTCTTTACCGCAACGCTGGCAAATACCAAGTCCATTTCGCTTAATTCTGAGGGCGCGAGAGTTTGCGTTATTTTGTTCAAGGTGCTTCTCGCACATAGTATGACCTTCGACTGGAAGATTGTCGCATTTTGTGCAAAGACCCTGAGCGCGGCGAACAATCTGTCCGGCAGTCCCGATACTACAACCAAGCTCTTTAGCAACGGCAGAATAGGTTCCGAGTTCTTGATATAGTTTCAAAGCCAAATCTCTATCGTACTTTTTGCGATTCATTGATTAATCTCCTTCGGTGTATTCTAATCATAGTAACGCAAGAAACGACTAATACAAGCCTTAAACCAAGCGATGCACAAGGAGTAACGAGTATGGGTGCTCATACGGGTAAATGGGTGGTCGCCAGAAAGCAGTTCGGCTATGCTGGCAGACAAAGAGACATCGGTGAAGTATTTCAGCTAAAAGGGATGCGTAACGACGACAAATTGTGGGGGTTAGATGTTGAGGGCAAACCGCGTCTGGGAAGATACACGGAGCCGTTCAATGGAGACCCTAACAAATGTCCGAAATGCGCAGAGTGCGGAGCAATATTCGCTAATGATGACTTGCGAACCGTACACGGAGATCACGCGCATAAAGGAGAATAGACAATGCCAAATGTATTAAGTGGCAGAACATACATCAAGGGAACGGTGAGTCCTGGCGAGCAATACTCTTATGGAGTTAATGTAAGCCGCAACACCTTCGCTTATACAGACACCACGGACAAGACGCTGTTTGTCATTCCGGCAAACGCTAACATTTGCGGGATTACGCTAAACGTGCAAACCGCCTTCGACGACAGCGGAACAAACGTTGTCGATATTGGTAAATCTGGAACCACCAACCACTTCGTCAACGATTTGTCTGTAACTGCAGCCGGGCAGACCGTGACTGGCTGGAGCAACTTGGGCGACGTTGGAACTAGCGACATTACGGTAGTTGCCAAGTATGTTGGGCAAACCGCAGACGCCACGAACGGACAGGCCGAACTGTTTATGTTCTGGTACAAAGACTAATCCGAACAAGCACGGCGCCTACATCTGGGCGCGATCAAGGTTTGAACACCTTCTGCCAGAACCTATAATGGATCGCAAATGGCAGAAGGTTTTTTAGTTTAGCGTAGAGGAAAGGACACAGCCCCTATGACAGAGCCGGTAGTAATTTTCGGGACATGCCGCGAGCGTATGGCATATTGGGAGCACATTGACAGCGTACTAGAGGCGCAAAGATACCTTGTGTCAAAAGGGATCGCGGTTGGGATGATCCACGACGCGCCCACTTACATTCGCGAGGGGCGGCTACGCATTACACAAAAGTTCCTCTCGATGGAAGGCGCAACGCACCTGTGCTTTGTGGACTCAGACAATATGCTGCACGAAGAAACGGTGTGGCGGTTGCTTAAACACAACGTACCAGTCATCGGCGCACTATACTTCAAGAGGCGCGGTGTGCCGGAAGCGGTGGCGTTTAAGTGGGCAAACGAAGAGATGCAAAGCTGTTACTCCGCATCACAGGAAATTCGCGACTGGATGATCGAGCGCAAAGTACAGTTAAAAGCAGAGCCACAAATCATTGACACATATGGCGATACGCTTTTACAAGTGGACGTACTCGGCTTTGGCGGGGTGCTTATTCGCCGCGATGTTTTGCAACATCTATTTGATAAATATAGCGATATATTTGGCGGACACGCCGCAGATGTTGGTGAGGACGTATACTTCTCGCGATTGTGCGCGCTAGAAGGGATTCCAATCTACGTGGATATGGCAAATATCATTGGGCATCTTGCCCATTACGATGTAACCCTACATGATTTTATGCAGATAGGCAAATGGGAACTGGAGAGCAAATAAATGGCACATACAAATACAGCTTTTGTCGCAGCTAAAAACGGCACGGTTGGCACATCCGTAATCGCACTGGGCACATCTCCATTTGATTTCTCGACTGCAAACTTGATGCGTGCATATGAAGCAACAGTCGTAGCAAATACGAATGGCGTCGTAGTAACATGGGAAGGCACGAATCCTACCACGACGCTAGGAGTCCCGATTGCGGCTGGCGAGCATCTTGTAGTTCGGGGCGACGTCGCGCGCATCAAGATGATTAGCAAAGACACATCCAACGCGACGGTGACTGTTATATTGGGGGGATGAGATGCTTGAATTCTTGCGGTACGCGCGCATTGTGGCTGCAATATACGTAGTGATTATGTCGATATTGTTGTACCGTAAGAGGAAGCATGGCATAGACATAATTATAGGCACATATGGAGTTGGAATATTACTTTTTTATGTCGAGTATTTTTTGCTAAATGCCCCGTCCAGAGTGCTAAATGAATGGAGCGCGCTTTTGGGATTTCACGCATTGGCCGTATTCGCATTTTATAACACCGAGAAGCCAGTGTTGCTTAATGGCATCGATAAGGCACACAGAAATGCTGGCTCAAATAAAAAGGAATAATATGGGCGACATAAACATAATCTCCTTAATCAGCGGGCTGGTAGTCGCCATAGGAGGTCTAATCGGCAGCGTTGTTACAATCAAGAAAGTCAAAGCCGATATAGCGAAAGAAAAGCAACAGGCAGATAGCGCGCTGTCTAATGAAATTGTTAAACAGGCAAAAGACTGGTTGCAACAACAAGGCGTATATATAGACGAGTTGACAAAAGACACCGCCGCAGCGCGTGCAGAATCGAAATCTCTCAAAGAGGAAATGGAGAGCTTCAAGAAAGACCAAGAGAAACTGATCGAGGAACAGGCACGGCGCGAAGAGGCGTATCAGTCCTATATCCGCTATCTACTGCGCAACATCAAAGATTTGACACAACAGATTTGCGATCTGGGGCAAGCGCCGGTGTTTACTCCAATGTCATTTGATGAATATATCAGGTGGAACTAAACGTGAAGATTCTTATTACAGGGCATCAGGGGCATATTGGGCATCGAGCATACAATTTGCTGGTACAAAGCCACGAAGTTGTTGGATTCGATATTCGCTCAGGGAACGACATTCTTAACAAGCAACATCTTGCAGATAAAATGTCTGGCGTTGATGTCGTTGTCCATCTGGCGGGTATTCCTCACCCAGACAACAGGCCATTCGAGGCATACTTATACGCCAATGTAGTTGGCACAGCGAATGTGGCAGAGGCGGCGCACAACGCTGGCGTGAGGCGAATGATCTACGCATCTAGTACCGCGTATTACGGCGCTGACATCAATGGGAAGTTGGAACCCGATTATTTGCCGATTGACGAGAAACACCCGATTGCAGTTCCGGGGCGGTCTGTTGGCGGGATCAAGCACTATCCGTTTAGCAAAGTAATGGCAGAGCAAGTGCTGGCTTATTATGGCACGAATCATATGATGCAAACTGTCGCGTTGCGCTTTGGGCCAGCGAATTACAAACGCCAACAATATCCCGGCACTCCTATCGATTGGAGAAAAGTCCCGTATGGCGACTATCGGCGTGGATGTATGTGGGCAAATGTCAATCCAGACAAGGCGGCAGAGGCGATTGTACTTGCCGCAGAGTCTCCGTTGGAATTCTGGTACGAGCCATTTAATATTGTTGATCGTTATGTGCCGGACGGAATTGACATCTTCGACTTTTGCGACTCCGAGTATCCAGGCAAGTTAAAAAAGAAAGCGGTTAAATCCAATGCGGATTCATTGATTAGTCCGCGCAAAGCGATGGAAGTTTTAGGATACGTACCCGACGAGGCGAGATAGATGCTAATTACAAGTTACAGCACATACAATACAGACGTTGATATAGATACAACAAACACCCAACTGGCGCAAAGTTTCAAATCAACACGCGATATTCCGGTTGGGCGTGTGTATTTGTATTTGACTGTAACGGGCGATCCGGGCGGGTATCTCTATGTCGAGATTCAAGAGGACAGCGACGGATTGCCGAATGGCGAAGTTATTGATAGTGGCACAAGCAATCCCGTGTTGATTAGCGGGATAACAGCGGGATTGACCGCCATCGACTTTGATGTTGACGCGCGCCCCGTTCTGACAGGGAACGAGACATATCACCTTGTTGTTAGAACCTCAACTGCATACACTGCAGACGCAAGTAATTATGTTTCTGTTGGTGCAGACCAGACCGACCCGTATTATACAAAAGGCTCTGCCAGCGAGTATGCTTCTGCAACGTGGTCTGCAATATCCCCCACAACCGTTTTCGACTTCTCTGTGTACACGAGCACGCGCACGTCTGGCTTCTATTCCAGTCTACAGCAAGTAGAGGCACTAACCAAGTCTCTTACAAAGTCTTCAAGCGGCAAATATACCGCAGACACAATTCCAACCATTACTGAGGTGGTAGATTTCCAGGACGACGTTGCCGAGATGCTGGACGGTCTACTAAAAGGTGTTGGGTTAGAGCCGCCAATTAGTGATTCTGGCATATCGGTTATCAAACTGTATGCGAATAACTGTGTCGCACAGCAATGCGAAATGACACAAATGACAGCCGGATTCCGCGCAGAGAATAGCGATACTCGCGCCGCAGCGTTCAAGGCCGTGTGTAACACTCTGGTTAAAGACCTTACCGAAGGCGGAAGTATAACCACATCTATTAAAGCCATTGAGACTGGCGGTACCGCATCTGGAGCAGAAGCCGTATCTGCTGGCAGTATCTTGGTTGAAGAACGGGATGCCTACGCGGATGATGATACGTTAATTCAGCCGCTTTTCAAAGTAGATATGTTCAGGCATTAAAGCATGATTCAGTCTATTGAGTTTGACGGTCTCGAACTAATCAACGTGCTAGTGCGGCTCTTACGGATGCCGGACTACGCACGCGACGTGGCTGACCGCGAGTTGTCCAGAGCTGGACAAGTACTAGCAAACATTGAAAAACGCATCCTGTCTGACAGGCGCTATACCGGCAATATGGAATCGTCTATCTGGTATACGGTCGAGCGATCTGGAAGCGACTCCGAACTAATTGTCGGGCCAAATATCGCAGGTGACATTTCTGATCCCGGAAAAGTGTGGGCGATATGGAAAGGTGGAACGCCAGGAACACAGTGGGTGCCTCTGGAAACACTTAGCGGATGGATGTCTGCTCGTGGAATACCGGCAAATAAAGCACGCACAATCCAATGGTTCATCCACGAAAAAGGCACATCTGTTTATCAAGAGGAACATCGCGGCACAAAAGGCTGGCCCTTTGCTGAAGAAACACTCAAATCACCAGACGGTCAACAGGTCTTAAAAAGCATCGCCGAAAACACACTAACCCAAGTGGTGGCATCGATAGGAGAACAATGACAGTTAATGATGAATCGTCCATAATGTTGCAAATTGCGGCAACATTAAAAGAGTATTCAGAATACTACACCGACAAAAACGTTGGCGTAGTTAGCTACGAGATGCTTAATGCCGGGCCGGATCACGGCGTAATCATTACCGAAGGCTCTATTGCTAACGCCGAGGGCGCACAGTATGCGTATATGGGAGTCGGGCAAAGCGTAACCTATACGTTTGTATTGCGTGTTCTAGTAAAACAAAATCACAAAGACGATACCGGCGAAGACCTGCGGACTTATGTGCGATTAGTACGCACTATACTGGACGCTGACAATACACTGAACGGCGCAGTTGTATCGTGCCGCGTTACCGGAGCATCAGCGCCTAATTATATGTTCCGCGAGGGCGGTGGCCCGTATTACCGCTACCGCGACCTGACGGTTGAAACCAGGATCGTTGAGGCGCTGGATATGCTAGTCAGAACTACAGAGTCAAGCCCGCTACCAATCCCATGAACATAGCCACAATTATCCTCACCTACAACGAACAAGAAAAGATAGGCAGTTTTCTAAAAGGACTGCCTGGATATTGTGATCCTATATTGCTGGACGACAGCACAGATAATACCAAAGCTATCGCGTTTGGGGTAGGCGCGCGCGTTATTACTATTCCAGAACTTCCACGCGGTTTCCTGGGCATCAAATACATCTCTGCGCTGAAATACGCAAACGATCTGGGATATAAATATGCAGTGACAACAGATGCCGGAGACAACTTCGATCCGCGCTGGATTGACTATTTACTAATGGCGGCTGACGACGCCGATATGGTTATCGCACAGCGCAAGTTCCTAGAAGTAACGCCACGCAGAGTCAACTCAAACATCGCGTCGTTCGCAATGTCATTTCTTGGGGCACGCCTAAGCGACGCTACTTGCGGTTTAAGGTTATATAACCTAGCCAGTATAGATTTTAATACGATTGCAGAAACGGCGCACGCCTTCCAGATGGAAATGCTGGTAAGGATGCACCACAAAGGCTGTACAATTAACACAACTACAATACCATATAGAAGCCCAACCACCAGCACGCTCAAGGCAAACACCTACGCGGATTGGTTTAGGGTATACCTAGCTTTATGGAAGGAATACTATGCCCCACATTTCTGTCGTTCTGTCAGCATTAGATCGCAAGTCAGACCTGTTCGAGAACTGTTGGCAATCGATAATCGCTCAGGACTATGACGATTACGAAATCTGCATCTCTGTCACCGAGACGGACGATGCCGAGATAACCAACATCATCGAGGCGTACCCCGCAAAAGTCCCCGTACATTTGCAATCGTTTGACCACGACGGCCCGCGCGGGCGTGCGGCGTGCAATAATATCGCGCTAGACATGGCTACCGGAGACATCATCTATATGACACAAGACGATATGGTCTTGCCGCCTAATATGCTATCGGCACACGCGGACTGGCATGCTCGTTATGATTATCCCATTGCTGTGTACAATAAAGTATTGGGCGCGTTTTCCGACGATGACGCGAAACAAGAGAATGATATGTGGGAACGATTAATGGACTCGAATGTTACGCCGATTCGCGGACGCTGGCGGTATGGTAGTGGGCATAGCTTTAGTTACCCGACGTGGACGAATGTGAGGTTAAATCCTGCTTACGGGATACGTTATGGATTTGAAGATATTTGCATGAGTAGGCAGATACACAACGCCGGGGTGTGGTTTTATTTTGACAGAGAAGTAATTGCTGTTCATCAACCGCATGGGGGAAGTGCTTGGGATAGACGAGAGAAAGGAAAGGAGCCATTCTATGAATGGCTCCACGGGAGAAGTATTAACCGCAGATTATTCGCCGAGATTCACGGATTCTGCCCTGAGTATGGCACATGGCTAGAGGGTTTGGGGTAAGCGATAAATATGTCAAGCGCACAAGAAAGGATAAACTTATGCGACAAAAAGTAATAGCTTTAGTTAGCGGCGCACAGCCGACATCAAACTATGATGTCTGGAAAGGATACGCGCACGCATTTCGGATGCTTGGATACAGCGTCCAGGAAGTCCCGTACCACGCCCTGTTTCGGCAGTGGTCTGAGTACGCGAGATTCTTTGGGATCGTACAGGGCAACAAGAACTGGCAATTCGACGCAAAGGACGTAGTGCTATCAGCATCGCTTAATCTAGTGATGAAGATTATGGAAACCGAGCCTGACGAGTTAGTAATTATTGACGGCACAAACATTCACAAGGCGGGATGGGAATGGTTTAGGCGGATGGGTTTTCATACCACAACGATTAGTACCGAGTGCCCGTACCAGGATAAATCGGTTGGCGTATTACGCGAATATACACACACAATGTTTGCTAACGATCTCGTCTCGGCACGCATGTTGGAACTGCCATATCTTCCAGGCGCATACAATACCAACGTGCATTTCCCTGTAGCTGTACCAGAGAATATGCGCCACGACGTTATCTTTGTAGGTAGCGGATTCCCCGAGCGTGTCAGAATGCTAGAAGGTGTAGATTGGTCTGGTATTGACTTCGAGTTCTATGGTTACTACCAGATTCCAGACGAGCATCCACTTGCGCCGTACTACAAAGACACCGAGATCGCTAACGAGCAAGCCGCGATCCTATATAACGGCGCAAAGATTTCGATTAACCTAAACCGCGTCTCGATAGACTATGATGGGAAGATGCGCGTCCCTGAAGCAGAATCAATCTCGCCGCGCGTATACGAGATTGCGGCGTGTGGTGGGTTTATGATTAGCGAATACAGACCAGAACTCAAAGCGGTATTCGGCGATCTAGTCCCGTCATTCACCACCCCCGAACAACTTAACGATTTGATCCACTACTGGTTGCCCCGCGAGAAAGAGCGCCGCGAGATCGGGGAAGAATTGCGCAAATTAGTTAAACCACATTCATATATCGAAAGAGCAAAAGTTGTGGCGCAATCGTTCCTCTAACCAAGATTGTTAAGGTTGTAGTCGTGTAAGAAAGACGCGATAATGTACGTATAAGGTAGATCGCCAGAGACGGCGCGCTAACTGCTGTGTTTAGTGGCACGCCATCGTTTCTCAACAATCTTAGAGATGATCTAATTGGCGTTAATCTGAACCCGTATAAAGTAACAATGTGCAAAGCCACAGTTGCGGCGTTCGGGTTTTGGAACAAGAGCGCAATCCAATTTGCCGAGTGGATATATAAAGACGGCGGTATATTTATGAAACGCAAGCACGATATATACCAGCAAGCAATTTGCGCATTTTAGGTAGAAAAGGAGAACAACAGTGGCAACTTTCGCGACGGGGCTTCAAGGTATTGTATATATTAATGGGACAGAACTTAACTTTGTCACCAATATCGAAATCAGCGTTGACCGAGATTCTGCGGATGAAGCATACCTCGGAGCTGAGTATCGTATTAAGCGCGTCGGCGCCTATGGCGGTGAGTTTAGCGGTTCCGCACTAGTTGATATGGACAGCAAGCAAATCTTCGACTACGCCGTTGGCACAGCCGCGACGATCTACAACATTGCCATCTATCCAGTGCGCACGGCGATGTCCGACTACTGGTACGGGAACGCGCAGTTTAGCTCGTGGAGTGCATCGACTGCGCCGGGCGATCTGTGGGCGGGCGACTTCTCTGGCGTGTTCACTGACCAGATTTTCTCGGTCGGATTTGCCTCTTAAGATATGGCTGGAACATGGTGGTCTACAGAAGACGTAAGCTATCTCGAAGCGAATTATCCTAACGGAGACATAGCCGAGATAGCGCGTCATGTAGGGCGAACCGAAAAGAGTGTCATATTGAAAGCGTTTAGTTCCGGTATAGCCAGAACACAAGAAAAACGCAATCTTGTACGCCGAAAGCACACTATAGATGACAGCTTTTTCAAAACGCCATCACCAGGCCGTGAGTATCTAATAGGGTTCCTGGCGGCAGACGGCAATCTATCCAGTTCCAGGAAAGCTATTGGCATCGAGATTCACGAACATGACATCGCCGTACTAGAATGGATTAAGCGCACGTTACAATCAACGCACAAAATAAGTCACTCTAACCGCGACGACATGGTGTATTGGAAATTGTACAACCCTACTGTGTACGACGATCTTATGGCACTAGGGTTGCATCCAAGAAAATCGTGGGACTTCGAGTGGCCGAACATAGACGAGCGATACATAAAACATTTTGTGCGCGGGTACTTTGATGGCGATGGCTCATTTTATGTACAAAGAAAAAAGCTGCTGGTTGCTGCGTTTTGTGGCACAAACAACTTCATCGACGAACTAAAATCAAAATTATCACAAAACGGCACAGCGTTTCCATCAGTATATCGTCACAAAAACGGCACAACGTCACAAATGCAAGTGTGCGGCAAAAAAGCCATAGCTTTTGGCGACTGGATATACGGCGACGGTGGCTTTAGACTAGAAAGAAAGTATCAAATTTACAAACAATTTAAGTTAGCCTAACTCAAACTATAGGAGCGAGGAAACAAAATGAAGAACATTCCAATCCTGGAACACGACTGCGGCGACTTTGCAATCACCTACAAGGGCGGCGAGTATCATCCGCACGATGGCGAAGCGGTATGGTTTATTCCGTACCTGTCAATGCCCGATATGATCGAGTTGATGAAACTCGGCGAGACCAAGGATGACCAAACCTTCCTAGTATTGCAAGAGTCAGTCGCCCCGATTCTGGCCGATGTAATCGATCACTGGACGTGGACTGGCGTGCGCAGCGGTAAGCCGCTTGGTAAACAGCACAACGGCACGTTCTACAAACCAGAGGCGGGGGACGTGGCCGCGTTATCCCATCAAGAGGTTATGTACCTCGTAGACGCTTTCTTCAAAACGTCGCGGGGTGATGAAGAAGAAAACCCTCAGCCAGACTCGTCAGAGCAATCCTGACGGGTCGCAACGATGGGATACCGCCGCAAGCTCTTGTTCTAGGGGCATGTGAATTGTTTCATTGCCGGCCGTCCGAGTTAGCAAACGAAGACGGCCTTTTGTTGTTGCAGTTGATGGACTTAAAACACTGGCGCGATGCCGCGAGCTATTACGATGACGATCCGAAGACTAAGATGGTAGGAAACGATGACAAACTTAGATTTGTTGCTCTTAGCTTCGGAGTCAAGGACGCGCTTACTGCCAAGATTGATACACTTAGCGCGCGTATCAAAGAGGCACGGCTTAACACTCCGACCGGCTGGTGGGAACTAAGTGATAGTAAGCGCCGCGAAATATCTGGCGCGGCAAGTCAACTGAACGACGGCGTACACGCGAAACCCCCGCAAACAATGAGGTAGCTCATGGCAAATGATGTAGCAGCAAGGATACACATAAAGTTCGTGATGTCGGGCGACGACATCATTAAGCAGATCAACGCCATTACGTCGGCGATAAAAGATTCTGGTGTATCTGCGCGTGCCATCGCGGATATATTCTCGGCGGCAAGCAAGCGTGCGGCTGAGGAAGCTAAGGCCGCCGCAGCCGTAAAGACTCAAGAGATTAGGAAAGAGATGTCTCTGGCAAGCGCAAAGGCACGGGAGGCCGAATCCGCCGCGCAGGTAGAGACTGCCGCATCGCGAGAAACAGCCGCCGCATCAGCGGAAGCCGCCGCACAGAAAATCAAAGACGCCGCCGCCGTTCGAGCCGCAGCAACACAAGCGCGCACCGAAGAAATGAAAGCCGCACGCGAGGGGCGCAAGAAGGGCGTCTCTGCGCCGGGCGGAGTACCGGATGCGCAGAGCCTTTCGAGAGTGCAAGCTATTCGCGCTGCGCTAGTTGCAATGGGAGCTAATGGCGCGGCGAATATTAAAACTATTGTGTCATGGTTTGCAAAGTTGGCCGGGACAGCCGGTGGTATAGCCCTAAAAGCAGTCAAGAATATAGCAAAAGCTATCATCTCTATTCCTCTTGCCCCACTTAAAATGCTCAAAAATGCCTTTGGCGATGTGGGGCGTATTATCGCTGGCATGATTGGATTCCAGGGCTTAAAATCACTTGGCAGAAATATAAGCGATCTGACCAAGCAGGCTGGCCCGATTGAAGCATTGCGCGTACAGTTCGAGAACTTTATGCAACAGGCGCGCTACAACACAGAGGGATTTACAGCGTCGTCGCGCGAGCTGATAACCGAGATGCAGCGTATGACTGGAGGGGCGCTCGACATTACCACAATGCTCAAGGGCGCAAATATGGCCTTCGCCCTAATTGGCGATCAGGTTGGGAAAGACTTGCCAAAACTAATGGGCATTGCGCAAGCGGCTGCGTTGGCCACGGGGCAAGATGTTGGCTATGTTGTAGAGTCGCTTACCAAAGGTATTGGAAGACTTTCTACGCGCTGGATTGACAATGCCGGTATCAGTATTAATGCCACAGAAGAATATGCAAAATATGGGCAAGAAGTTGGCAAAGCGGCAAATACTTTAACGCAAGCCGAGCGTGTCCAAGCGTTGCTCAATGCCACGATGCGTGAAGGCGAAAAGATTCTGCTAAAGACAGGCAATCTTACCGTCTTCTTGCAGACACAAATGGCCCAATTCGGCGCTAACTTGCGCAACATTCGCGATGGCGCGATGGCGGCGTTTGCCCCATTCGCCACCGTTGCTTTAATGTATATCAACAAATTTACCTCAGAGGCCACCCCGAAGGTCGAGGATTGGTCTGAGGGTTTTGTGCGTCAGTTCGCTTCTATACCGCCAAAGATCGCGCCAGCAATGCAAGCTATGGTGCAAGCTGGTACACTTACCGGACAGGCTGCACAATATGCCGCAGACGGAATGGAATCCGCGCAAATGACAATGGGGCGATCTGCGTCAGATTGGGCGGTTAATGCGCTAACATGGGGAGCGAACGTTGGTTCGCAATTCGCCATCGGCATAATGAACGGATTCGGAATGTTCATCTCTACAGCGATGAACTTTATTTCAAGCGTGCTGACTAATTGGCTTTCTCCAGGTTCTCCGCCAAAAGTTGCGCCATACATTGACAAGTGGGGCGAAGCGGCAATGGGTGAGTGGGTTAAGGGAATGATGAATTACCCGATCCACAACGCTTTCCCGCAAATCAAGGAAGACTTACGCGCCCTGCTAGATCAAGATGTCAAGGACAATTTGTTCCAGTGGGGCGTTGACTCTATCGCGGAGTGGGCAAAGGGCTTGTCCACGATAGACCTTGAATTCCTATCTCAGTCTATCGAGTTCGCTTTCAATAAAGCCAAACGCCTCAACGAAGAACTTACGCGCTCATACAAGTCGCAAAAGAGCGAGCTGTTCAAACTGCAAGTGCTCAACCGCGATCCAGCAGCCATTAAAGCGCAAATTAAAAAAGTCACGACAACCAAGAGGTCTCTGGACGCCAACGAGATTCAGTTGCGGCAGCTCGAAATGCAGAAAGAGCTAATTCAAGAGCAACTGGAACTATTCCGCTTGTTAGCCAAAGCTATTCAGGATTCATCTAGCAAATCGGCAAAGGGGAAAACCCCAACTGGCGGAGGGGAATCTCCCATCGAAGACATGATGGATTCTATGATTCAAATGCCTCTCGCCGGGACGAGCTTGCTAGAAGAAAAGATTGCGGGCATCAAGGAGCGCCTAAAGGAAATCTTTGAAGACCCGCTAAAGAATATGAAAGACTCGTTCACCGAGAACGCAGCCCTGATCGGGGCATCTTTCACTACGCTTAAAGATACCATTGCTGAAGTAATGCCAGTGGCGCGCGAGAAGTTCGACAATTTTATTAAGAAGATGACAGAATTCGGCGAAGAAATAAAATCAGAATTCAAGCCAGATTTGTTAGAATTCAAAAAGTCGCTGGTGGATTCTTATGGAGAAATAGAAAAAGCGATAGATTTATTCAAGACTGCAGCCGGAGAGAGTGATGCAACCAAGGGGATATTCTTCACGATACTGCATGTTATTCTTGCGGTAATCAATGGCATATTCCTCGGATTCGGGCAGCTTATTGCTGGTATTATACAAATCGGAGCGGGGATAAAGCAGGTTCTCGCTGGCGACATCGGTGGCGGAATCATTACAATACTTCGCGGAATTATGCAAGGTATTTTCAGCACAATAGGAATGATCTTTGTCGGAATGGCAGAAGTAATCTCCAAGTTATTCGGCACAACATGGGGAGAAGTTAAGGCGGTATGGGCTAACAACTGGGAGATGCTAAAAAAGATTGTTGCCGGTGTTGGATTAAACATTCTCGAATCTATATTAGACATGTTCGAGGGTGTAAGAATTGCATTTGAACAAAGCGAGCTTGGAAAATTAATAGAACACATATTCCCTGATGTTGACCTGTCTTCCGTTGGAGAAGAGGGGAGAGCGTTGGGGCGCGAATTCATAAGCAAGGCGCGAGAGGAACTATTTGACGGACAACCGGAGATCGCCGCATCGTCGCAAACCCTTATTAATGCGGCAATTGCTGGCGTCTCAAACAACACGGCCGGGATAAGCCAATCTGTTCAGGGCGTGGTTAATTCAATGTTGCCAGACACGGCTATGATGAATACATCTTTTGTCCAGGGCTGGACAGATGTGGGCGCGAGCCTTCCGCGAGCCATTACTGACGGCGCGGAAACCGGCACAGACGCGCTAAACGAGGCGTTGCAATATCTACTCCCGGCCGGACAGATGCAAGAGTTCGGCACATCCATTATGGACGATATGTCTCTTGGCGTCAATACCGGATTGCCAATATTACAGGGCACAATTCTTGCGGCTGGGCTAACAACACAGGAGTCTATAACTACCGGATTTGCTCCGGTAGAACAAGAAATCGAGGCACAAACAACGAATTGGTTGACACCCATAAACGATTTCTTTGACAACATATTCCCCGATAATTTCCAGAAGGCATGGGATCGCGGATGGGCTGGCGTTCCAAAGATCATTGACAAAACCGGACGGGACATTAGCAAAGAAATAGGCAGATTTACCAAAATGTTTGAGAAGATAGACCTGGGGAAAGCCGCCAATCTAATCGGGCGGAGCATATCCGAGGGGTTAGGACTTGGCGTGACCGAAAACTCCGTGATCGCAGAAGAAGCGGCAACCGGGGTTGGGGAAGCAACGCTGCGCGCCGCACGCGATTCAGTCGGGGCACAATCTCCGGCGAAAAGATTTATTGAATTAGGGGAGGATATAGTCTCCGGGTTGGCAAATGGTATAAGAAACAATACGGCTCGTGCCGTTACGGAAATGTCTAACCTGATGGTTGCGGTCATAAATGCAATATCCGGGGCTGGTGGCGGAGCAAACGCCGCCGCATCCGCAGTAATGCAAAACATGGCAGACGCAATGCTTGCTATTGCACAAAGCAGCAACACTTTCTACGCGGTAGGGTTAGCAATTACGTACGGCATTCAAAACGGCATGTCTGAATCGCTACCCGCGTTCAAGAAATACGCATGGGGTTATGCGAAATCAATTGAGACAGTGCTAAGAAATGCCTGGGGTATCATGTCTCCATCAAAAGTGTTTGCTGAAATCGGCGAATATGCAGTGCAGGGCTTATCGCTAGGTCTTAGTAAGATGAATAATATCCCAATAGGCGCTATGGCTGCGGGGCTGGGCAATAAGGCGGCAATGGGATTGGGGCAATTGCATACAGCGAGATCGCAGCAGCCAGTGGTTGTTGAGGTAAATGCGCCCATTGTAGGCACAATGATGGTGCCGAACATGGTAGTCGGGCGCGAGATGTCGCGGCAGATCAGCCGCGACATTAGTGATATGGCAACATTGCAAAGGATGCCCGCATAATGACAAATGTAATCAAAATAACCGATGGCACAACTGACATTGATCTATATTATGACACAGACGGTTTCGAGATGCTGGCGAATGGTAACGAGTTTGGTATATCGAAACACAGGAACCTGTATCACGAAAGCGACTACGCCGATGGCGCGATGCTAGTGCGTCATAACAAAGAGAATAAGGAGTGGTCTTTCAAGCTCGCCGCGCGCGGGACGACGAACGACGGCACAACTGCGATCTTGGCCGGACTAAACAGATTAGTTGCGCAATCTCGCAATTATCAAATCAATGGCACTGGAAGAAAAGTGTACTTATACATAAAACTTGATGGTGCTACATACGCAACGTATTACGATGTCATAGATATTGAATATGACAAAGCGGCATTCCTTGATTTTTATAATATACGCCAAAAGGAATTGGTGTTTGGGGATGGATTGAAAATCGGGATAACAACCAAGCCCACCGGATACGGCGCGGAGCAAACGTTAGAAAACTTTATTCTTAATCCGCATTTCGCCGAAGACACAGACCGGGACGGATTGGCAGATTGTTGGAATGAAAGCGGATCGCCAACGACATCAAGGAACATATACCATTTAGTCAGACCATACTCGCAACATGTGCAGACCGATAATTCTGGAACAGACGGAATATATTCAGATGCCATTTCTTGTTCTGCGTATCAAGGGGAATCGTTTGTCGGATACGTATGGATATACAGATCGTCTGCAACAGACGACATCACACTGGACGTGGTTGGAGACGACAGCGGGAGCCTGGATACGGCAAAATATAATTCGGCAACAGTCACCGCCACAGACTCGCTCGGCAATACGTGGCGCAGGCTTGACGTTTCTGGAACAGTTGGGGAGAGCGATACAACGCTGACAATACGTATTGAGAGACTAACCGGAGACGCATCCCTTGTCACATCATATTATGTTGATAAGTGCTATTTGCAACTAGGAGCAAGCTCGGCGCCGATTGGATGGTCAAGTTCAAGGAAAATAAACAACTACTATGACGAAGATGCCGTCCCGTACATAGATGTAATAGATATATCTGGGGATGTCGAATCCCCATTGCAGTTAGATATATATCCTTCGACAACAAATAAAATAAGTTTCATTCATATTGGCAGGAAATCAGCATTGCCAATTCATAAATGGTGGGGCGATGGGGACGGGGGCGCGGACGTTGGTAGGACAAAAGACGCAAGTGACAGTATTACGGCGAACACATCATGGGCAAGCGTAATATCTGGGTGGGCAACATCTAGTGAGCAATTTGGCGCATACGGGAAATTCGTGCTGGTGTGCGCCCTAAAAAGCAGCTCAGAACACAGCGGTAAAATAAGAGGGAGCGTATACAATATTCTCGGCAGTGTATATACAGAAGAAACAACAGTATCCTTGACAACAAACTGGGAAATATTTATCACGCAGCCCATGGAATGGCCGCGAACAGAAGAAACATACACGGAATACAGTAGCGTTGTGTACGTCCCATTCTTCCAGGTTAAACTAGACAGCGGGTCGGCGACGGTTTATGCAGATTTCTTATACTTGATACCGTGTGATGAGGTTTACACCATAACCCAGGGCGCTCTATCTGTGGCAAACGAATATATGCGCATAAGATACGACGGAAATGCAGATTTGATATTTCCATATTCGCCATCATTTATGCAAAGAAAATCTACTGGACATCTTGGCGGAATGGTGACGGCTATACCTAGCGCATACCAAAAATTCTTTTTCATGTTTTACGGTACGTCAACTAGCGACAAAATACACTCACTGGATTACGCAAGCGTGAGAATAAAATACAAACCGCAAACAGAATTCCTGCTATGAACCAACTATACGCCTATCTATTCGATAACGATCTGTCTACGCCAGAGTTCGTGATGGACTTAACCAATCTGGCGAAGGGCATCACGCTAGTCTGGCAAATTCCAGGCGGCAATATTTCGACAGAGATTACCATCGGATTATCCTCTGCTGCAGCATACGATTTCTTCTCGCGCTACGTAGGATACAGGTTAATCATCGCCGATGGATTTTGTGATAGGCCGGTAGGCGATGGGTTTATCACTGACGTTGAGTTGATTGCCAGCGGGGTTAAACTAATAGCTAACGGCTTTTGGTTTAGGCATTACGATCAGTTATTCCAATTCGATACTACCGAGAAGGGTGACGAGCAGGGCGCGCTGGCATATCTTAGTAATGCGTTTCAAGACGCCGGGCAAGACTTTTCCGACTGGGAGAGCGGGGCCTCTCCTGCCGCGTATGAGATATTCATTACCAACGACGATAACTCATACACCTCCGGCTTTATGGGCGCGGCATTTACTACAAGCGGTACGGACGACTCAATCTACGTGTACCAGGATTATGAGCTTACTACGCCGGGCTGGAACGACACCGATCCAACCGATAAGAAGCCAAGCGAATATATCGTCAGGCTAGTATACAACTACAAGACCAACGGCGAAGTTGTGAAAGAATGTTTGTCGTATGAAGTGCCCGCGATCTCAACTAACTACGATGAGATTGACGATCCAGGAACGCTGATGGGCGAGTACGAGCCGCCGTGGGAAGAGGGCGGGATGTATCCAGGCGATTTCATCATCAAGATGGCGTCGCTAAGTAGTGTCGGCGGCACTAACGAACAGTGGAACTACTATCTGGAGAATATGCCATTTGATGGGACGACACCACAGAAACCGCTGGCGCATTTCCACGCACAAGTCGATGACGGTACATTTAATTGGGATATTCGCAAATGGATGATAAAGGGTAGCGGGGTTTCTGGTAGTCGTAATATCCAGGAAATGCGCAACTACGTGCGTGTTATCTACAACGACATGGAGAACGATAACTACGTAGAAATAACAGACGCCGCTACCGATACGGATAGCGTGTCGAAATACTGGCTGCGCGAAGCTATCGAAAGCGCCGGTGACAACGTTGCTGTTAGCGCCGCACTATATCGCGATTACTACCTGAACAAATGCAAAGACGCCCAAGCCTCTACGCCTATTACGCTATCGTCGCCGTACCTGTACGACTCTAACGGGCAGCGTTGGCCCTTGTGGGCACCCATAAAGTTGTCGAAAAGCTACTTCCGTATATCTGACATCTTCCCAGACATCGACATATTTAGCTCGTCATGGGACAGGAAAACGTGCGGACAGGCAATGCAAATGGAATACTCTAGCTCAAATAATGAATTGCGTATTTATCTTGACCAAGAAAGCAATGAACTTGACGCTGTAATCGCCAGGATGGACACATTCCGATGAGACGAAGAAATGCACGCTCAGACCTAGAGGCACTACGCCCTTATTTCCGCAAGGGCGCAACCACGGTTGTATCTACTGGGGGATTAGACCTAACAGACTTACAATTCGTTTTGGCCGCAACAAATGCGAAAGCGCCAAACGCCAAACTCGTCGGCGACGGGCTGGACATTGGTGCATCCACGATTGATATTGATGTCACGGATTTCATCGACACTTCGTATGGGCTAACAGAAGCGACCAACAATATCAGGGTTAGCCTGCAAGCGTCGGGCGGATTAGATTTTTACACTGGCGCAATCGGCGTTGATGTAAGCGACTTTGCCGGAACCGGGCTAGAAGACGATGGGTCTGAGAACCTGCGTATCGCGGCGGCGGCAGCGGGTGATGGACTACAGGGCGGCGGCGGTTCCGCTTTGGCAATTGATGTTTCAGATTTTGCTGGCGCAGGACTAGAAGACGACGGCAGTGAGAACCTGCGTATTGCTGCAAGCGCTGCCGGTGCGGGGCTAACCGGCGGCGGAGGCTCTGCGTTGGCGGTTGGGGCCGGAGATGGGATCGACGTGGCGGATGATAGTGTGGCCGTAGATGTGACTGACATCATTGACACAAACTACGGATTGACCGAGAACAGTAATAACATCCGTATTAACCTGGCCGCCACGTCAGGGTTGAATTTCTCAACTGGCGCACTTTTGGTGGGGGCCGGTGACGGCATTGATGTTTTGACCAACACCATTGCCGTAGACGTGACCGACATCATTGACACGGCATACGGGCTGACCGAGAACAGTAACAACATCCAAATTAACATCGGCACCGGAATGGCCTTTAGCTCTGGTGCGTTGTATGCCTATGGGCTAAGACAAAGTGACTACGGCGCTAATGCTTTAGTAGCTGATGCCAATGGTGATCTAACCGCTTACGGCAGTCTGGCTTTCAACGTAGCAGAATCTATTACTACGAACGCCGGGGATTTGACCGTAAATCCTGCGGTTAAACTCGTAGTTCTTAGTGATGTAATGCTAGACGGCGACAGCCGCATCTATGAAGAATACACTAGTGGCTACTTCGGTGCTGGCTATGCCATAGGCTACGATGGCACTAAGAGCTACCTGGAAGTAGACGATCTTACCGTGCGCCACACGCTCCGCACGCATATCTTCCAGTATGACATCGTGCGAGCCACCAACGGCTATCTGTACATCGCCGATGCCAGCGAGATCACACAGCCAGCGTCTGGTAGCTATATCTATGTCAAAGAGCCAGTTTTTGCCATTGGTGACTTGCTCTGGTACAAGGACTACGACCTTGATGATACGCTGACGATCTCATCTGTGCAGATGACGGTGACTGCTGGCCCAACAGTAGTTACTAACAACGGCGTAGATCACCAACGCTATACGGTGACAGCTGACTCTGGCTCTTTGGCTGACCTGTCTGCTGGTGGCACTGTGGTTCGAGTAGGTAACACTACTGATACAGACCGTCAGGGCGCGCTGTACATGGATGCTAGTTCGACGTTCGCGCCGTTTATGGACATCATTGATGGTGTAGATTCGTGGGCTGCGTTCGGCGCAGCGGCAAAGACTAAGGTGCGCTTGGGTAATCTTGAAGGCATTACGTCTGACGCCGAATATGGTTTGTGGGCCGGAGAAGGCGTTGGCGTGGGTGATAGTTACTTACTAATCAGTAACGTGAATATGGAATTGCACGACATTCCCATGTTCTTCTACGATAGTGGCAACAATCAACGTGTTGGTATAGTACCCGATGCGGGGAGTACGGATAAGTTGCTGTGGGCTGGTGAAAGCGAGAGCAATCCTGGCCTTGTGGTCTACGGCGATGGAGACGTATGGCTGAGCACCCTGGCTATCTCCGAGCAGATGGGGGATATGCTGTTCTCACAAGCGGACGGGCTGGCGCTGTGGGGCCCAGGCTGCGCGATCACGCCGACAAGCTGGACGAGTACCAGAGGACAAGTAGCGACAATCTCCGGTGCGTTCCACCAGGTGCAGGGGCCGTGGGCGAACAGTAAGGCGCTGGTGGTGGAACCGTCGGCGACGAATAGAGTGCAAAACACATCGGCGGAGATAGATGTGTCAGGGTGGTCGTTTTTTCGGGGCGGCCCTGGTTGTAGTTTTGGCAGGAG